GGTGCATTTGGTGGAGGGAGGGCGGATGCATTTGGCTTGGTGGAGGGAGGGCGGATGCATTTGGCTTGGTGGAGGGAGGGCGGATGCATGTGGCTTGGTGGAGGGAGGGCGGATGCATGTGGCTTGGTGGAGGGAGGGCCGATGCATTTGGCTTGGTGGAGGGAGGGCGGATGCATTTGGCTTGGTGGAGGGAGGGCCGATGCATTTGGCTTGGTGGAGGGAGGGCGGATGCATTTGGCTTGGTGGAGGGAGGGCGGATGCATTTGGCGGATGCATTTGGCGGAGGATGGATAAAAAAAGATTAAAAGAATAAGGTTACCCCTACGCCTTTTGCATCCGCCCTCCGCCAATGGGGGGGTTCTGGGGGGCGAGCCCCCCACATCTAGAGCGAATCCGTCTCATCTTGATCTTCGTGCTCATAGATGATCTCGATATTATTCCACACCCCTTTCACATTTACCCCATACCGCTTATCCATATATTCTTTTAGCTCTTTACCCTTGGGAATATCCTTGCCATAATTCTGCTGATACCATTTCTTGAACTCTTCATACACTTCGGTGGCTTTCGCAATACTTCCTTCTTTCTTACGTAACTTATCCTTTGCAAAGCCCGTGAAATAGTCTTGCCCTTCACGGTGCTTATCACTATTCGCCATCACACTATGACAATCCTTGACTAAACCTTGATTCTCATAGGTTCGCTGCACCAGTATCCCCAAAAATGCCGGCGCCCACGCGTCAAATTTTTCTTCCAGCTTTTTATCCAACGGGAATTGGTAAGGGCATTCACTACGGGGAAACTTATCGTCCTGATATGGATTATCCAGAAATTTCGACTCAAAATCAATATAGCGCAATCGGCGCCACGTACCATCATCGTTACTTGTGCTTTCAAAGTCGGTGTTCGTGCAGACCACTAATTTGAACTGCGGGATAAACGTGATTGTATCTTTGAATAGTGCACGTGCTTGAATCGGATCTGTACCACCAGTTAATTCTTTCATCGCACCTTCATTGATTTTATCACCCTTCGATGGTTCTTGCATCACCGCATAGCGCACACCATCCAATTGCGCCACTTCCGATGATGTGCTACCAATACCTTGCCTTTTCGCCGTAATCAAGGTAATCGGCACAGTACCTTTATAGCTACCCAACGTTTTCGACATCAAAGCCGTCAACACCGATTTACCATTACGACCCGAACCCTTGTAGACGTGAAAGGTCTGATTCGTATTGACGCCGATCAAACACGAAGCCAAATGATCCCACATATAATTTTCGAGTTCTTTGACAGGAAACAGCTGCTTCATAAACGCATTGATTTCATTAATAATTGGTGCGGATTTTACTGCATTCAATGGGCAGTAATCGATGTTCGTGCACTTGGATAAGAAATCATCCGGCTGGCCCTTACGAAAGACTTTCTGCGTAAAATCGACGACACCATTATTGCAGCAAAGTAAGTAAGGGTTACGATCTAGTTTGGACATAAAGTCCTTGTCATAGAACAACTCACACGCTTCACGCATAATGTTTTGCTTCGACTGTGTTTTTTTCAGCATCGTGCAAATGTCGGTAATCTTCTGTGAGGCTTTCATTAGTTTATCACGGTTGGGATCACTTGTATCGCCGATCGAATGCGCCTTGTTTGTCACTTCACACGTTTTTTCAAAGTAGATTTGGTGCATTTCTTTCGAGATAGCCAGCCGCAAGGTGTTACCCGAATCGATTTCGTGCCAGCGATGATTGATGTATTCATACCAAGTTTTATTTTTAATACTCGTACATACAAACCGGTCCTTATACATATTGTGGAGCACCTGAGCTAAATCAAACTCGGTCGCTGTCTGTATGGTCTGTCCAATAAAGAAGTCATTCGTTTCTTTACGAATAGTGTCGTATTTTTCTCGTGCATCATTTTTAGACCAATACATAATCGAGCGATAGGTTAAACCTTCACTACTCGAAAACTTTGTCCACGTCTCATACAGTTCTGGCACCATCCGCCAATCGAATTTACCATTGGGTCCTTTTAAAGTATCACGGCAATTTTCTTGGCTGCTAAATTTGAGCCACGTCAAGAAGAGTTCGGGTTTGGTATTATGTAGTGCCATCCCGACCTTGATCCATTTCGTATAGCTGCCCGGACCATAATAACTGGCCGGCAAGCTCAATGTATAATCGTGTGTTTCTTTCAAGCGATAATCAATGGGACCAATATCATCGAGCATCGTTTCGAGCATATTATCGAGCATCGCCTCATTTTCAATATCCGCATAAGCGGAGGCTTTTGCGTTGCCCACCGAATACTTGATTTTTATTTTATGCTTGGGTGCATCGGTTTTTTTGCTGGTGTGATTCAAGAGTAATTTGGCCGCTTCGAAATCGGCCTGCACACCGGCTTTTAACGGGAATGCTGGATTCTCGGTATAGCGTGCTGACAGCTTTGCAATATACTTCTCGGTCGAGAATTTAGCTAAAGGATTTTCTTCGATTTCGATATCGGCTTTTGTATACGTGAGCTCAAAGTGGTATTTGATCATATATGCTTGATGTGCTGGTTTGCGCGAGCCATACATCTGCCAATTCACAAAGCCTTTGGTGACACCTTCATCCAAGACATCTTCCCAGTCATTGGTAATCGGTAAATCGTCCCAGATATTCTTGAGCTCGGGTAAGACCTTTCGCCGTAAGAGGACCTGAAGCGCTTTATGCATTTGCAGACCGATAATGATATGAATACCATCTTTGGTCTTGTTTTCTAAGGTATTGACATCTTTCTTCTCCATCACAAAGACATCGATACGTGACCCATCTGTAATATCAACGAGTGTCTTGATCTGCTCCGCATACAACATAACCACGTCGATGATATGGTCTTTTGTGTGTTGCTTACTTGTAATGGCCGTATCATACCGCAAATCGATATCAATCAAGACAGGGCCATTCTCAGTGAGTTGTTTTTCGGTTAGATACTCTACTTGGCCACTCTTGAAAACGTGCTGATAATAGAGATCCATAAAACCTTTCCATTCACTATCGTTTATTTTATAGCTGCCCCCATAAATCGAAAGGGCTTTATCCCCTATCCGTGTATGAGTGAAGCCTTCGCCTTTGACTGCATTATGCGAGCGCAAGTAATTGTCTAAACTACTTGGTTTTTGTGTCGCCATCTTGGTTGGTTGATATATACTAACTAGAAATGTTTATTTCGATTTTTTGTTTAATTATTTATGGCCCTTTTTTGACACCCTGCACTTTACGTGCAAATTATATAGTGAGGAATAGGGACATAAATATAACTAAATATATTAAAGGAAAGAATGAGCGGAGCAACTAAAAGCGCAACGGCAAACAAAGTAGCAAGCGCAGTAGCAAACAAAGTAGCAAGCGCAGTAGCAAGCCCTGCAAGCACATTTGTATCCAAGGACACCTTGCGGCGTATCGTAAGTGATATTAAAGAGTTACATAAAAATCCATTGTCGTCCCACGGTATTTATTATGAGCACGATGAAGTGGATGTCTTGAAAGGGCGGGCATTGATTATTGGGCCAGCGGACACGCCCTATGCGGATGGGTTTTATTTCTTTAAAATTGAATTTCCGTCGAATTACCCTCACGCGCCGCCCAAGGTCGAATTTTGCACAGGCGATGGTGTGACCCGCTTTAACCCGAATTTATACCGGACGGGTAAAGTCTGTCTCTCAATTTTGAATACGTGGAAAGGTGAACCGTGGAGTGGCTGCCAGACGATTTCGTCGGTTTTATTGGCTATTTGCACGGTTTTAAACGATGAGCCGCTACTGAATGAGCCGGGAATCACGAAAGCACATCGAGATTATAATGCATATAATGAAATCATTAAATATAAGAATATCGAAGTGGCGATCTTTGGGATGCTAGATCGAGTATGTGCGACAAAGGACAATGAAATTCCGAGCGAATTTGCTCTTTTCGGCGATATTATGCGCAAATATTTTCTAGAAAATAAAGAAAAGATTCGGGAACGCGTATTAGTTGGCGAGAATAAAGTGTATGAGATTAATGTCTATAAGATGACGACTTCAACCGATTATAAGGAATTGTTAAAACGGTTTATAAATTAGGATCGAACTTTTTCATTAATGCTTTTACATTACCTTTAACTGGAATAGAAGGAGACTTAGGAGCAGAAGCAGACCTAGTAGGAGAAGCAGACCTAGTAGGAGAGGCAGATTTAGTAGGAGAAGGAGGCCTAGTAGGAGAGGCAGATTTAGTAGGAGAAGCAGAAAAGTCATAATCTTTGCCAATATCTTTGAATCTTTCTTCAAGTTTGCGGCGGGCAAGCATCGCTTCGATTGCCTGCTCATACGCATCACCACCACATTTTTTAGAACAATACTGAAAACAATTCTTTTTAATCATTTTTTTTTTATTGTTGCCCAATAAGAAAAGCATTTTAGAATTACATTTATTTTTTTCAAAGCATATTTTTGTACACTCATTCTGTTCATTTCTATTTTCTCTTTGTAGATTCTTGTATTGTTCTCTATCTTCTGCTCTTCTTTCCCATTTGTTTTTCGCAGCTTCTAGCCATTCATCATTATATTCATCATTCCCAAGACTTTCACCAAAAAAAATTTTATTTCTATGAATTTTTGAACCGCTGTTAGTTCCGCCGTTATGTCTTGACGTTCGACTATTAATACGCATTGTTTTCCTTTTACGCGTTGCTATACGCTTATGCTGGCTTCGCTTATACTGGCTTCGCTTATGCTGGCTTCGCTTATGCTTACGCGTTGCTTTAGGCCTACGCGTCGATTTCCGCCGAACCGTCTTCATATATATATGAAAACATTTTGCTGAATAAAGTTTTATCATTCATATTTTGTTCGTAAAGAACTTACGCTGTGTTCAGCACCATAAACTTCTTTACAAGATTCCATATTTTTTTCAATGCATTCCATTCCAGCTTTAACTCGTTTGGGATCCATCTTAGCTAAATATTCCTTTACTTCGGCTCCCTCTTCCGGTGTTATATTTTCAAAATCCTTGATTATTGGTTCTGGAATATTTTCTAAATCTTCGAAACCGGGACATCTATTTTTTAAACATTTTTCCATATTATCTTTAGTTCCGCCTTTCACACTGCGATATTTTCGGCGTATCGATTTACGCTTATGCTGACTTCGCTTATGCTGACTTCGCTTATGCTGGCTTCGCTTATGCTGGCTTCGCTTATGCTGGCTTCGCTTATGCTGGCTTCGCTTATGTGTTGCTTTACGCCTACGCATCGATTTCCGCCGAACCGTCTTCATATATATACAATAACTATAAAATTTATTCACTCATTTTTTTACGTTCAATTGAAAGAAATCTATCTAAACTTTCAATAGCGTTTAATGCATCTGTATACTCTGGCAGAACTGGGACTTCTGTTTGTTTACCACGACGAAGAATGCGGCGGCGTGGTTCATTATTCATTGGATCCGAATTTTCTACTACAGGTTCCTGTTCCGGTACAATTATCTCGGCTGGCCGAGATGATCTTCTCATAATACCCGCAATTTCATTTGTTCTATGATCTGATTCAACCTGTGGAAGAGGACCTAAATTTTTTATTATATTCGCCCTTGCAATTTTCGCCCTTTCAATTTCCGCCCTTGCATTTTCCGACCTTGCAAGTGATGAATTAGACCTAAATATATGGTCGTTTCTTACATTTTCTAATGAATTGTTTACAACGTCAGCGTTATCATCAATGTTCATATATTCGGTCGATTCGGACCCGGGCCGAGGATTTAATGATCCTACACCTACACCTACAACTTGGCCTGCACTATTTTTTTTTTCACTTTCTTTTTTATTCTTGTAGTCATTATAGCATTGTTCAAGTTTAATGTATAAATTATTATAATAATATTTCTTGTTCACTGAGTCAATCAGTAATTTATTATTATTCGGTAAATTTTGTTTTAATTTTTTACGTAAGTCAACTTCTTTTTCTTCAACCTTAGCCAACAAAATTCCATATTTTTTAAATTTGTTTTTAAACGCCTCTTCCATAGTGTATCGATAATATGGATGTAAATTTTGATAAGTTCCTATTTTTTTATAAATTTCTAATATTTTGTCACATACTTTTTTTATTTTTGTTTCATATTCTTTAATTGTTTTTTTTTGATTAGATTTATCTTTCTTTGAAAAACTTTCCGGATACTCTTCATACCGGTTTAATCTTGGATCTTTCTCACTCTCTTTCTTTTGCTCTATCGATGAATCATCACCGCCTCGCATTTTCCGCGTGGAAAAACGCACACGTTTTTGTGTATGACGTCTGATATGCTTTGCTTTTGTACGCTTATGCTTATTTGTCGCCATACGCTTATGCTTATTTGTCGCCATACGCTTAAGCAGGCTTCGCTTACGCATTATATTTCGCCGTGTTTTCATTTATATATATGCAGAAATAAACACAACTAAAAAGACTCTTCTCCAACACTTAAATAACTGGCAGATTCACTAGGAAAACCAAAACCATCAACAAATTTTGGTGATTCCCTTTTTTGTATAACTTTAGCATGATTGTCAGCCGGAACCGCAACGCGTGTAAAAGATCCAGAACTTTTCTTAATTCCATTGGCATATCGACAATCAGTTAATGCTTTTTTTTTTTAATTCTAATTTTTCTTTTTGATATATTATTTCTTCTAAATTTTTTTCAATCTTCTTTAATTGGTTATCAACCTCTTTTTGATTATAGTTCTTATTACATTTCGCTTTTAAAAGGTTAATTTTTCCTTGCATAATAGCTTTTCTTGTTGTATTGGCGCCGCCTTTTCGTCTATTGTTCTTTGTTCGCAAGCGTCGTGTTCGCAAGCGTCGTGTTCGCAAGCGTCGTGTTCGCAAGCGTCGTGTTCGCATTTTACGCATTCTTAATCGCTTTGTTCGCATCTATACATTAACAAATTATTTCTTTTCGTCATTAAAGTAATTGTGAATCAATGTATCTTTGGCTTTATTTTCCACTTGTCCTGCTAAAATACTTTGTTCATACAAATGCCGCAAAACATCGCTCGGCGCAGTCGACCCGACTTTCAAGAGATTTTTACTACGCAAATCATTCTTTATATCTAAAATACTTTTCTGTTTGAGAAGGGCTTGCTCGGTTTGCACTTTGCGGCGTGTTTGTGAATTTTTTATCAAGACCGAGACTTTACCGTTGGCGTGCTTTCCGAGCTTGTATTTCAATGTGCGGGTAATACGTTTACGTCTGGGTTTGAGAGATGGTGTGTAGATGGGCACAGGCGAAGCAGGCACAGGCAAAGCAGGCACAGGCAAAGCAGTGGCAGGCACAGGCAAAGCAGGCACAGGCAAAGCAGTGGCAAGCAAAGCAGGCACAGGCACTATTGGCTCTGCTATGGACTCAGCAGCAATAGGCGCCGTAGCAATATTAATTGTTTTATCAATCGATATTTCTTCATTTACCGCCGACGGCAATGGTGCTGCAATATCTTCCAAAATATTTATCGTCGGTTTCGCTGCGACTGGTTTTTGCTTTTGTGTCGTGCGTAACCAAGTGCGATAAGTGGGTCGAGTGCCTCCTGTTTTTAAATTACTGTAAGAAGGCTGTGGCTGGGCCTGCCATTGTATCTGCTGCTGCAGTGGCATAGCTTGCGGCATTTGAACTGGCGTAGGCATCTGCAATTGCACCGGTGGTTGCGGTAACGCAAACGTATTCCAATCTAATTCCGGTGGCAATTCCGTCGCAATATTCATATATGCTTCCGGCGTATGCGTTTGTTTTTTCTTCAACGACGTATTTTTCTTTTCTTTTTTTCGTTCTTCTTTATCTCTCGCTAAATTATCTAAAAATTGCATTGAATCCCCAAAGACATCATTCAAATGTGCTTCATCGGCTTCTTTTACCGGTGGTTTATTACTATTCTGTTGGAAATTTTTGATACGTGCAATAAGCTTCTTTTTGATACTGTTCGATTGATTTAAGGATACACCGGATGGTTTCTCTTTGCGGGTTTTGTTTTTTGCCACACTTGTTCCGAGAAATATCGGATTTACCTTAATTGTTTTCAAACTCATTATTATAATATAAAAAAAATATTATAACAATCAAACGATTATGTCATTTTGCAAAAAATTGAAATACTTTTTTTAGAAAAGAGGAAGAGTAAAAACCCAAAGCTAATAAAACGCAAAAAAGCAAAAGAGAATGTTCGCAAGTAACAAGACCGCAAGTAACAAGACCGCAAGTAACAAGACCGCAAGTAATATGGAACTAATGATTGCGAATAGCAATGACCTCGAGTGTGCCATTTGCTACAAGCATATCAATAAATATTTATTTCATTGTAGTGCGCCTTGCAGTAAAGTTTTCCATACCACGTGTATGGAAAAAGTTTTTGAGCAAACCGAAGAAACCGCGTATGAAATGGACACCGACGTCGAGTACAAATGCTGCTATTGCCGCCGAAGTATTGATATTGTGCTCTGTCAACTCCAGAACCATCTGCGCGGATTGATTGGCCTGCGTTCTCGTGGAAACGTTGATGTGAGTGACGCAGTGAAAGATGCTCTCAAGCAAATACAAAATAGAAAACAAGGCGAACCATTTAACTTTAATATGGAGTATACAATCTATGTGTTTTATGGTGATGGTGGTGGCGCCTTTATAAAAAAACCGAAGCAATCCAACCGAGCCACATTTTCAAAAAAGAAAGTCAGCACGCCGCGCATCCGAGTCAAGCAGAATATTGGTGGGCGTCGGCGTTAGCCAAATAAGAATAAAATTGATTTGAATAAAAGTTTTTTAATGAATGCAAAAAAAAGAGAATGGCACAAGCGTTAGCGGATGCGGTAACATTAAGCGCAGCAAGTATAAGCGCAGCAAGTATAAGCGCAGCAACATTAAGCGCAGCAAGTATAAGCGCAGCAAGTATAAGCGCAGCAAGTATAAGCGCAGCAAGTATAAGCGCAGCAACATTAATAAAAAAGATATCCGCTATCGAACAATTCAAAACTCTCGGGAATTACAATACCATATCAGCCACGACACGGTTTGTCTGTACAGATGAATTCAAGGGTGACTATGCAAAACTCGAATGTAACAACGGTGGCGGTTGGTGCAGGTTTGATGGTGACTTGGGAAAAAAATACAAGGCTGTGAAAGTCAAAGAAAATGGGAAAATCGATTATTCGTGGCCACAATCCGAGCCTGAAGAAGCTGCTATTAAACAAGAATTGGACAACTATATGACAACCAATAATAAACACTTTGCCAAAGGGGTCAAGATAATGCTCTTGAAAATTGCCGGCACAAACAATGATGATTCAACGCAAAGCATTCGGGCCGATATCAAAGACATCTTACGTAAAAAACGTTGTCCCATCTTATACACGAGTTCTTCGATTGAAATTGATCATAAGAATGGCCGCAAGAATAACCCACGGGTAATGTGTACGGCTACGCAGCTCGAAGCCGATTTTCAACCCCTTTCAAAAGCAGCAAACGATGCCAAGCGGCAGCACTGCATTGACTGCAAAAAAACCGGTATGCGGTTTGATGCAATGCAGTTGGGCTTTAAAGTATCAGTCACCGAAGGAACATTAGCTTTTGGTGACCCCGCGAATCCAGATGGCTGTTTAGGCTGCTATTGGTATGACATCGAGGATTTTCATAAAAAAATATAAGAGCATAAATGCAATGAATAAATTATAAAATGAATAAATTATAAAATGAATAAATTATAAAATGAATAAATTATAAAATGAATAAATTATAAAATGAATAAATTATAAAATGAATAAATTATTTTTATTTTTTTTGCAGACAGAACAAATACTCACAAATTTCTTTATCTTCATTATACTCAAATGATTTAAACCGTTTATAGGGTTTCTCAATGACGGTGACTGTTCCGTATTTTCCCATTAAAGCCAACATTTTCTCTTTCGCTACAATACTTTCACTATTATAGGAGAGAAAGAGCCATCGTGTATCGAGGTGTTTGAATAATTTTTCAAAGGCGTCTTCAACCGGTTTTCCTTTACGGCAAAAGGGTGAGAGAAAGCAGCTTTCTGGAATACCCGTTTTACCTTTCAGAGGCTTTTCTTCTTTTTGTTGTGTCGGTGTTAATGCAATCATATTCAATGGGAAATAGTTTTTGGAATACTGGCGTTCATTGTAAGGGGGATCCAAATAAACCATATCGAGAGAAGCCGGCAATTCACTCAATAACTCTGCTGATAAAACATCTTTATTGAAAGTGTTAGACAATGCTTCTCTCGAAGCTTGCATTGTATGGATCGGCACAAACAGCAGATTTTTCAAAGCTTTGGCTTTGAACTTTTTCAAGTAACAACCATAAACGGCAGGCACATTACTCACTGCGTCCGCACTCAATAAAAGCGACGCCAAGAGAAATTTATGTTGATCAATTTTATACTCATCCACATTGGCGAGCTGTAAGTCTTCTAGTCGTTGGCGGAGATAATCAATACGCTTCGCATTCTCGACCGTAAAGAACATCCGTTCGTTGCCATTATAGGGGCTGTATTTCTCTGTAATAAAGCCGACCGTTTGTGCGTGTTTATTTGCATTAAGTTCGGCCTGTAATTCTTGAATGATAGTTGCGCATTGTAAAGTATAGCTTGATAGGGTAAATGCGTGAGTAATAACTGCGCTGTAAAGTTCAGCATCATTCGAGAAAACATAGGCGGATTGCGTCCGAAAGTAATGCGAGACGATACCAGTGCCTGCAAACAAATCGGCAATACGCTTACCCGCAAAGGTAGACCAACCCGTTTTTTCGCGTATATGTTCAGTTAGCCAATCGAGCAATTGGAATTTGGAGCCAATATAATTCAAACGTTTGACGGGTGCACTTGCTTTATCTGATCCGCTTGCTTTATCTGATCCGCTTGCTTTATCTGATCCGCTTGCTTTATCTGATCCGCTTGCTTTATCTGATCCGCTTGCTTTATCTGATCCGCTTGCTTTATCTGATCCGCTTGCTTTATCTGATCCGTTTACTGTATCCAATTTTCCCGATAATAACGCAATAATCTCTCCTTTATCTTTTTTGCTATAGCCTTTGATCTTTTGTGCTTTACAATAAGACACCAATTCTGCGCGTGTATTTTTTGTATAATCCATTTGGTTTTGTTTTAATTAGAATAAAACTATTTATATTCAATTTTATTTTTAATGAAATTTCACTTTTTCAGATTTGTTTTTCGGAACTCGATTTTGGACATTTTTGGAATGTCCATTTTTCAAAAGGGCCGTCCGACCCTATGGAAAAAAAGCCCTTTTTTGGAGGTGTGACCATTATGCTGTCATTTTAGTTCGGCCTTAAAAATGTTGTGACCATCACTTTTTTTAATATTTTTGCGAAAAAAGCATTTAGGCGATTTTTATATTAACTAATATATAGGAAAATGTTAATCGAAAAATCGCCAAAAATCGCCAAAAAATTTACGTGCAAATGTTGTGACTATAATTGTAGTAAGGAATATGATTATAAAAAACATTTAATGACAGCAAAACATAACAAGTTAATAAATATTAATAATTTGTTAATCGAAAAATCGCCAACCTTTGTATGCAATCTATGTAAAAAAGAATACAAATCAAATGTTGGTTTGTGGAAACATAAAAAAAAATGCAATGAACAACTTAGCAAAAAAGAGGAAGAATTCAATCAAATCACAACTGTCGAAGTTTCTTTTCTAACCAATTTAGTATTGGAAGTTGTAAAAAATAATAATGAAATGCAAAAACAACATACCGAAATACAAAAACAGACCCAAGAAATTCAAAAACAAATGTTGGAAGTGTGTAAAAATGGTATTGGCAATACGACAACTAATAACAATTGCTATAACAAAACCTTCAATATGCAGGTCTTTTTGAATGAAAAATGTAAGGATGCGATGAATTTGATGGATTTTGTGAATTCGATGACATTAGAGCTCTCCGATTTGGAAGATGTCGGCACACTGGGTTATGTTGAGGGTATCAGTAACATTATCATTCGAAACCTGAATGCCTTGGATATTTACAAACGCCCGATACATTGTAGTGATGCAAAACGAGAGATTATGTATGTGAAGGATGATAATGTTTGGGAAAAGGAAAATAGCAACTATGACAAGATCCGCAAAGCGATTAAAAGAGTGACTTATAAAAACAGTGCGCTCTTGATACCGTGGAGCCAGAAATATCCGGCGTGTATGAATAATCAGCATCATCTCAACGATGTTTACGTGAAGATGATGGGACAAGCGATGGGTGGGAAGGAGGACTTTGTGGATAGTGAAAATAAAATTATGAAGAAAATCGCTAAGGCGGTGTTGATTGACAAAACCAACCTTTAAGAAAGGTTGCGCCAAAGCATTATGATAAAGCTTATTTTCTATAAGTTAAATCTTCATCCTTACCATAACTAATATCTGGAATTTGCTCGATCGAAGAGTTCATTGGATCTAATTTATAATCCATATTGTCTTCTTCTAATGCATTTAAATCATAGGGTGTTGACAAAAATTCATCTCTGTTCATAATATCTTGTTCGCTTGCAGGAGCATCATTTATAGGTTCTCCGATTATGGCAAGCGGTTTTACTATCGGGTTTGGTCGTATGGTTGCTTTTCTTACCTTGGGAATTTTAATACTAGATAACTTTAGTGACGATGACCTTTTCCTTGGCGATTTCAGCATTTTTTCACGCTTTAAATTTTCACGCAGTTGTTCTCTAAATAATTTATCTTCAATCTCTCGGCGATTAATAATATCCCTCTCGATTTCGTGTAATTCACGTAGTTGTTCTTGCACTTCTTTGCTATTACCAAAAATACGTATTCCTTTGCTGCGTTTGCTCTTTTTGCCAGTTTTGCGCTTCATAGTCTTACGTTTGCTACCTGTCTTACGTTTGCTACTAGTCTTACGTTTGCTACTAGTCTTACGTTTGCTTCCTGACTTGCGTTTGCTTCCTGACTTGCGTTTGCTACTAGTCTTGCGTTTGCTACTAGTCTTGCGTTTGCTGCCAGTCTTACGTTTGCTACTAGTCTTGCGCTTCATAGTCTTGCGCTTAGTGCTACTAGTTTTCTTTTTGGTCAATTTACGTGTTTTCGCTTTACTCTTTGCTTTGCGCTTCTTTCCCCCTGCCCCTGCTAGAGAAAAAAGATCAGTTGTCATTATATATTATAACAATTTAAAAATAAATTGATTTGTATTTACAACGTATGGTTAATGACAAAACAAATAATAAAATGTCGACAGTAAACGTAAACGAAGTAACAATGTCAAACGAAGTAACAATGTCAAACGAAGTAACAATGGCAAACGAAGTAACAATGGCAAACGAAGTACCAGTAAAAAATGATCCTATCGACGCCGATAAATATATTGAAGAACCCCATATAATTATCGACTCGTGCTTTCGCGGTAAGCATTTGAAACGCTTGGTGGAGCATCAGGTTGAATCCTACAATGATTTCATACAATTTCAAGTGCCCCGCACCATTTCAATGTTTAATCCGGTGCATATTTGCTCTGAGCACGATTTGGACAAGGCTGTCAATAAGCACCGTCTCGAAATGTTTGTCACTTGCGAAAATTTCAATGTCTTTCGTGCCCAAATCCACGAGATCAATGGTGCCACGAAAAGTATGTTCCCACAAGAAGCTCGTGACCGCAATTTCACTTACGCAGGTGATATGACCATCGATTTAAACATCAAATTTGTGGTGCGCAGTGGTCCTTTACTCGAAACGGTACATACGTTCATTAAAGTCTTACCAAGCATCCACATTGGGAAAATGCCCATTATGTTGAAATCCAGCATTTGCATCCTCGAGCAATACAAGCACATTCCCTACAATGTCAGCGGCGAATGCCGGCTCGATTCGGGTGGCTATTTTATTGTCAATGGCTCGGAAAAAACGGTCATTGGACAAGAACGTGCTGCTGAAAATCTCGTGCAATGCTATAATATCTCCAAGAACAATAGCAAATGGAGTTGGTTAGCCGAAATCAAATCGGTACCAGATTACAAGTGCATTTCACCCAAGCAGCTTTCCTTAACGATTGCCACCAAAAACAACGGCTTTGGCAATGGAATGTGGCTGCAAATTCCCCGCTTGAAAAATCCACTGCCACTCTTTGTCGTCTTTCGTGCGCTAGGTATTATTAGCGACGAAGATATTTGCAAGCGTATTGTCTTGGATACGACCAATGAACGCACCGAGCTCTTGCTATCGAGTCTCCAAGGTTCGGTGGTAGAAGCGAATAAATTTATTACACAAGAGTGTGCGATGAAGCAAATTATTTCCAATATTATGTTTACAACCCACATCAGCATCGATAAAGATACGAGTGCGACGATGAAACGTAATTTTGCCCAAGAGGTGCTCAACAATGACTTGTTTCCGCATTGCAGGACGACCGAGCAAAAAATCTATTTTCTCGGCTATATGGCGAACTGCTTGTTGAAATGCTCGCTCGGTTGGGAACCCGTCAGCGATCGTGATTGTTTTGTCAATAAGCGGGTTGATTTGACAGGCACCTTACTCAATAATTTGTTTCGCAATTATTTCAACAAGATGGTGAAAGATATGCAAAAACAGACGATTCGCGAAATCAATAATGGGTCGTGGCGGTCAACCGAAGACTATGCTTCGATTATTAATATGACCAACATCTATAAAATCGTTAAACCGACCACGATTGAAAATGGGCTGAAGCGGGCCTTAGCCACAGGTGATTTTGGTGTGAAGCAAATCAATAGCAACAAGGTCGGTGTAGCGCAAGTTCTTAATCGCTTGACTTATATTTCGAGTTTAAGTCATTTGCGCCGTATTAATACACCGATTGATAAAGCTGGTAAATTGGTTGCACCACGTCGCTTACCGCCATCGTCGTGGGGCTATATTTGTCCCGCCGAGACACCAGAAGGTGGAAGTGTAGGTGTAGTAAAAAATATGAGCTATATGGCGCGCGTCACTATTCCGTGCAATAGCAATTCACTCTATGATTATGTCGAACCGTTTGTGATACCGATTGACAAATTAACTGAGAAAGAGTTGTATGGCAAAGTGAAAGTATTTGTCAATGGCACGTGGCTCGGCATTGTCGCCAATCCGATGGAACTCTATCACTCACTCAAAACAAAAAAATACAAGGGGATTATCAATATTTACACCTCGATTATCTTTGATATCCAGCGGAAGGAAATCCGCGTCTGCAATGATTCGGGTCGACTTGTGCGGCCGCTCTTGCGCGTCCGCGATAATAAGTTAATTCTTACCAATGATATTATTGTGAAACTCCAAAAAAAAGAATTAACGTGGGAAGATTTGTTCACCGATTGCCGTATTCCGGAAAGTATCTTGGAATACATCGATTCGGCCGAGCAAAATATGAGTATGATTGCAATGGAACCGACGATGCTCACGAAAACGGACCAATTCATCTACAAGTATACCCACTGCGAAATTCACCCGAGCACGATTTTCGGTATCTTGGCCTCGTGTATTCCTTTCCCCGAGCATAATCAATCGCCGCGTAATACCTATCAATGTGCTATGGGTAAGCAGGCGATGGGGATGTATGTCACGAATTTCGATAACCGGATGGACAAGACCGCTTATGTCTTAACGTATCCGATGCGTCCGCTGGTCGAAACACGCGTGATGAATATGATCGAGCTGAATAAAATTCCATCAGGTTGCCAAGTCATTGTAGCGATTATGTCACACACCGGCTACAACCAAGAAGACAGTATCCTCTTTAATAAAGGCTCGATTGACAGAGGGCTCTTCCAAGCCACGATTTATCATACTGAAAAAGACGAGGATAAGAAAATCCACGGTGACGAAGAAATTCGCTGCAAACCGGATCCGACGAAAACCAAGGGAATGAAATTTGGGAACTATGATAAGGTCAATGCGCAAGGGGTGATACCCGAGAATACCTTAGTTGAAAACCGTGATATCATTATTTCCAAGGTCTTGCCGATTAAAGATGCGCGCAATGATCACACCAAGCGCATCAAATATGAAGACCAGAGCCGTATTCACCGGACGGGTGGCGAAGAGACCTATATTGATAAGAATTATATTGAACGGAATGGCGATGGCTATAATTTCTGTAAAGTGCGGCTCAGGACGGTGCGTAAGCCCATTATTGGTGATAAGTTCAGTAGCCGCCACGGGCAAAAAGGTACTATTGGTAATATTATACCCGAGTGCGATATGCCGTTCTTAGCCAGTGGCGTGAAGCCGGATATTATTATCAATCCACACGCTATTCCATCGCGTATGACGATTGCCCAATTGAAAGAAACAGTCTTGGGTAAAACCTTGTTAGAATTGGGTCTCTTTGGTGATGGCACGAGTTTTGGTAAATTTGATATCAAAGATATTTGTAAAGAACTGCAGAAGGTGGGGTATGAATCGAATGGGAATGAGCTCTTGTACAACGGCTTAACGGGCGAGCAAATCGAAACATCGATCTTTGTCGGGCCAGTCTTCTATCAACGATTGAAGCATATGGTCTCGGACAAGCATCACAGCCGTAGTATTGGGCCGATGGTGAATCTTACACGGCAGCCTGCGGAAGGGCGCTCTAAGGATGGTGGTTTACGCTTTGGTGAGATGGAACGTGATTGTATGTGCTCTCACGGCGCATCGCGGTTTACAAAAGAACGGATGTATGATGTCTCGGATGCGTTTAGGGTCCACGTGTGTAAGCGTTGTGGTTTAATAGCGGCCTACAATGACCAGATGCATATCCATTATTGTAAAACGTGTGACAATCGGATTGATTTTGACTATGTGGAGTTACCGTATTCGTGTAAGTTGATGTTTCAAGAATTGATCTCGATGAATATTGCGCCGAGGATTATGACCTAAACACAACCTTTGGGAAAGGTTGGGCCAAACATTTACTTCGGCACTTTTAAGAAAAGTACAGCAAAACATAACCTTTAATTTTTTTCACAAAAATAATACCATATCTTTAAAAATATAAAAAAATTAAATATATAATGGTCGGAAAAAGTCGTTCTGGATTAGCAAATGATAGAAGAGCTTATGGATGTAACATAAATTGTCCTATAACACCTATATGCCCTTCTAATGTATCTTTAGCAAATATTGCAACTTTTGTTGTAAATGAAGGTTGGTTATTACAAAATAATACAACCCTATTGGTGTGTGATGTTTTAGAAATACCTGCTGGTGAAACTCTATTACCAAATGGGTTTACATTGACTAACAATGGAACCATTAATGTTAAAGGTCAGCTTCGCAATGTAGGTCGCGTCGTTAATACAAGTAGTATAACTATAAACAATGGCACTATTAATGTTTTTTCTACTGGAAGTATTGCTGTAGATGCATTTGTCGCTCTAGCAACATTTACAAACAATGGAGTCATTCACAATAATGGAGACATTTTTTGTCAAATTTTGGGCGTAATAAACAACACTAGTAGTGGTAGAATTAATAATAATTCTGCTTATGCTGGTGGAAGTGGAACTGGTGGATTCCGACTTAACAACCGAGGAACATTTAATAATTCTGGTGTATTTATTAATAATGGTACTATTACACTCACTAGTGCACTTGACGATAAAGGAATAATTTACAACAATAATGGCGGCACTATTACAAACAATGGAACAATTAATAATGCCGGAACAATTAATAACGCAGATGGTTCGTCAACTTGTGGAGTAGGAACATTAACTAATACGGGAACAATAATTAATACAGGAACAATTGGGACGGCTTGTCCACCTTAAATTGTATAAAAAATTGAAAAGTTTTAAAATATATATTCAGAAATAAACCAAACAGCAAACCAAGTCAAAGATGTCTACCACAAAACCGAATTACGAACTGGAAATAATGCCCAATGGCAAATTACGCAATTTATATCCCGATTATGTTGTGTTCAACGACCATATAAAAGAAGGGTTACGTCAATGTTCGACGTGCAAGTGTTCTTTTTGTCATGAACCATCCTTTGTAACCATTCCTAAAGCTCTGCATAAAACCGATGGCCATTCACGTGGACTGATGTATTGTATTGATTGTTATATGATTAAATATAATGTTTCCAAAAAGGGTCCATCAAACCTTGAATAAAAAACATTTTATTCAAAATCCCTTGCCCTTGCCCTTGCTCTTGCCATTGCATTTGGCCCTTTCTTTCTTTGCCCTTGCCATTGCATTTGGCTTTTTTTTGCGTTTAGTCAAACATTCTCCCCTTGTAAATCAATTGCTCATTAATGTCGTCATCGTCGTCATCGGGTTTGGCAGGTTTGGCAGGTTTGGTGGCGGTTTCTTTCCAACAGCCACAATCGCATTTTCGTTCTTCACTAAAGTGGCACACATCTTGTTGAATGATTCCATTTTTAACAAAGGTCATTAACTCATACATCGATTCTTCATTATTTACCCCGCCTTTAAATCCATCATCGCCGCAACAAGGAATACACCACATTTCACCCATACACACGCGATAATCGTCAGTTGTCCAATGCTTTTTCTTGCTGGGCGGCCCTACATACAGCTTCATTTCCAAACAATTCCAGCATTGATTTCTATGCCCCATTTTTCCGATTGTCACTGGAAAAGTCACCCGCATTTTTCGCTCGCGTTGGCGTTCTTTAATAGTTTGCTTTTGAGTTTTGCGCTGAATAAACGTAGCATAACATTCCTCTGGGCTTTTAATAAATAGTATTTTTTCAGTCATTTTCGTTATACGATTAGGATTTGGTTATCTTCTATTACTTTTGAAAAAGTATTTCAATTTTTTACACTACCTTATAATTTACATGTCCAAGGGTGTAAAAAGTAATATTATGCAGCAGCAAAGAAAGCACCTGTGATTAATAGAGCACCGATTGGCATACACCAAGCCATTTTTTTATGGCCTTTTTTACATAAATAAAAAGATAATAAAGCAAACAATATAGCAGGAGAAGCAAAAATTAGCCCAGCTGTCCACGGCCCCATCTTACTCAATTGAATAATAATATTTAGGACTAAAATAGATATTAGAAGAGACGGAATATAACATAATTCCATATTTATAGATAAACTTGAGAAAAAAATTGAAATCGATATTTGCTAATAGATTATTAATAACAATCAAGCAAAAAATGACGAACCTTATTGATATCAGTATGTTTGACACCGATGCCCTGAAAGTGAGTTTGTTTCAGATGCTCGTCAACAACTCGACAAGTGAATCGAATTTTATAACAGCAACTATGGATCTAACACAGTACGATTTGGCTCTGACTTGTATTAAGAAAGGCTATATTGACCGTTTTAATGGACGCGTCATCAAGGCTGATATTAGCGGCAAGACATTTGATGGATGGCTCTACAACAGAGACAATGGACATGGCGCAGCGGAACGCATCGTGAAATTTATTAGGGATCTTGCCAAGATTTAACAACAACCTTTGCAGTGGAACAAGTTCAAAAGGTTGCGCCAAACATCGCAGCAAAACATCGGAATAAACTATTACACCTTTTTACATTTCAAATGCAGTTTTAGATAATTATTCAAATTATTTTATATACTAATATTTTATAATGGATACATTTACTCAATTTTTCTGGTTTTTTTCATTACTTTTTATTGTTTTATCAGGATATTTATTGTGTTGTACCAAAAAAACCAATGTATTTTATCTTCAAATTGCGTCAGGTTGTGGTATCTTTGCTACAAGTAAGATTGGACGTCAATTTTTAGGTTTAGTATAATCGGCATTTGAAATGTAAAAAGGTATAATACAAAAATCGATCTAAAGGTTGTATTTAAAGGTTGTTTATAATGGAATCCGATTGGTTTTTTTTCACACCCAATGCCAAAAATATTTATAAAATAAATATTTATGATGACGGTAACGCCGTGTATGAACAGTATGAAAATGAATGGCTCGTGTATGGTGAATGGCGAGGTAAGTGTGCTTTAGTAAATCGATATAATCCATCTGTAAAGATAGCTAGTATTTCTACGTGGAAAATCTCTCGCCTCTAAGCACACTTTTCAAAAAAGTGTCGCAAAACCGCACTTTTGAAAAAGTTTCGCAAAACCGCACTTTTCAAAAAAGTGTCGCAAAACCTTAAACATGTTTCACATTGAAGATTGTTTTTTTAAAAGTAATATATATGAAAAAGGTTTTAGTCCTCTGTCAGCGAAAAAGTGGATATGATTACAAAAAAAAAAGAAGAGCAGAAAATACAATTGTGCCAAAAATCAGGAAACAGGTTGTTTCTCTGATAGGCGATGACTATGAAATCGAATATTTTTCATCTTTCACTGAAAATGAAACGAGGGGTGAGGTTGATATCGAAGGAATTTTACAAAACAATGAATATTTGATTTTAAAGAACAATGATAAAATTGCAGTGAATGATTTTATTACCCAAAATGAAAGTAGTTATGATTTAATATTTTTGAATACGTGTCCTTTTGCTGTTATGGATTATGAATTAATCTCTCAATTATTAGCAGCGGATGGATTTATGGTTTTTGCTGCCTATAATTTTTCGGGACGAAACTCTGATATAGGGCATAGAAAAGAAGTACCAACAAAATTCTTTACCTTTTTTAAAAAAGAGAATGATGCGTTAATTTTTAGAAAAAATAAATCACCTCTCAAGAAATCATCGTCACCTGTTCGGAGATCGCCGAGTGTAGTAACGCCGCCTATAACATATAAAAAGGGCGGAAGGCGGAAGAAAAGGAGAATAACGAAGAAGAGACGTACTTTTAAAAAAAGTACCGCAAAACCACACTTTAAAAAAGTGTCGCAAAATCACACTTTAAAAAAGTACCGCAAAATCACACTTTAAAAAAGTACCGCAAAATCACACTTTAAAAAAGTGTCGCAAAACCACACTTTAAAAAAGTGTCGCAAAACCACACTTTAAAAAAGTGTCGCAAAACCACACTTTAAAAAAGTGTCGCAAAACCACACTTTAAAAAAGTGTCGCAAACCTTATCTATATAGTTTGGCGCAACCTTTTCTAAAGGTTGTTTTATCCGATGCACGATGGTAAAGAATCACCTTTCTTCTTGAGGTTCGCTAAAAATTCCCCACACTGTTGGCACATCACAATACCTTCCGATAACCTGAAATTATGTGAGCGATGAGGTATTTTAGGCGGCTCATTGAGTTTGTTTATGATGTCAATGAGTTCTTTGAGCGTTTGTCTTGGTTCTTCTTTGTATTCTTGGATATGGGTTTCAATATTGAATTCTAGAATAAGGTCATCGACTGCGTAAACGCCTTGCCATTGCCATTTTACTTTCCACTGTTTTATTTTGGTCAAAGGGATAATGTATTCATACTCAACAACAAAAGTTGGAACGATGGAAACGCCATCCGCGGATGTTTTATAAATTTGTAATCCGTTTGTATTGCCAGAATAACAAGGTTTCAATAAAGCGAAAGATTTTGAACTATGGAGTTGTTTTGGCACCCAAGCCGTAATGTAACCATTCTCGGCCAAATGCCACTTTTCCAAGACAATTGGTTCATTTTGCACACTTTCTACTTTGGTTGCAGATGCCGCATTGCTTGTATTTACCGCGTTGCTTGTATTTACCGCGTTGCTTGTATTTACCGCGTTGCTTGTCGATTCCATTTTATTTGCACTCGTCTTATTTACCGATGCCATGTTATTGAATTATAATCTCTCAAGAAATAATAATTCAATTTTATCCACAACCATTACTTTTGGAAAAAGTAACACAAAACATTTTATTCACAGTTTGCTTTCAGGGTTTTGCTGCACTTTTCCAAAAGTGCTTTGGCTCCACCTTTCTCAAAGGTGGTGGGTTAACGACGCACACGTGCCAATGCGGACGCCACAGAGGAACCACCCGCTCCGCCAAAGCTCGAGTCGTTGTAGTTACGGTTCACCGCTTGCAGTTTCTTAAAACGCACATAATTTGATGAATCATAGACATACTTGGGGTTGCCAGTATAAAAAGCATTACCTTGATTGTTTACCCCACCCTGTTGGCCGTGAATGCGTGCAACCATGCTGCTGGAACCGACTTGATTGGGCGGGCGTCCTAAAAGTGAAGAGGGTGCCGAATTAACTGTACCGGCTGTATCCCCCGCATTAAAATAACGTCTAAAGGGTGTGATAACTTGCGGATTGCCAGCCGGAAATCTAGTATTGCCAAACATTCGGCGTAAAGTGACTCGTTCCAATTCACGCTGACCACCCCCTTCAATACCAGTACCAGAAAAACGGCCACCTGAGCCGCCACCAATCAAACCGCCTCTCGGCATCCCACCCGGAATTCCTCCGCCTAATACGCTTGGAAATGTATCACCAGTAAAACCAGACATATCTTATATATATAAAATATATTTTATTATAGATTATTTTATTATAGATAAAGTATATAAAATGACATTCAAAAATATATCGAATTTCAAAGAAACCGGTGATTATCTCTCCATTTTTAACAGTGTTTTAATAACTGACCTTCTTGTTATTACCCTTTTAATAGGTGGCCTTATTAAATCGTCGGTCTTGAAAAAATGGTATCGTGAGTTGGGTTTAAGTGCGGTCATCGCTGATATCTTAATTATTTTTATTGGTATTATTTTAGCGCGTTACTTTTATCCCTATATCTTTGCGCAATACTCTTTGTTAAAATTCATTGGTTTAGCAGTATGTATTCAAATCGTGCACGATATACTCTTTTATCAGATCTGCAAAGCAGTGCCTCGCGGCCAATCGAAAATAATGGATATCTTTAAGGACTATGGAAAAGAAGTGAGCTATCAAGCGATTCTCGCTGATAGTGCAATGATGATCTGCGCTATTTTAATTGCATCTGCATTGAAAGGAGTCACTTTGAATACTAATATTATTACGATGATTGTGGCGGTTTATTTAGTGCCTTATATGATTTATAGTCTCTAACACAGCACTTTTCAGAAAAGTGCAGCAAAACATTACTTTTGAAAAAGTAACACAAAACATTACTTTTGAAAAAGTAACACAAAACATTACTTTTGAAAAAGTAACACAAAACATTACTTTTGAAAAAGTAACACAAAACATTTACGCCAAACTTTATAAAAAAGGTTTTGCTGCACTTTTTTGAAAAGTGCTTTGGCGCAACCTTTTGCAAAGGTTGTTAAGTGCGTTTATACAACTCGAGTGCTAGTAACCCACCAGCAACTTGTGCTAGAATATAAGGTAAAACCTGTGTCGTCGGCATTTTTTTGGCAGAGGCCATCATAATCGTTACAGCCGGATTGAAATTACCACCGGATATTTTGCCACCAAGAAAAATAGCTAAAGCTAACGCACTACCAATCGCAATCGCATTACCACCTGTCGAAATGATGACATAGAGAAAGAAAAAGGTTCCAATGAATTCAACTAAATATTTTTCCATAGGCGTACGCATTTATATATTTTACTTTTAAAATTACTTTTGGAAAAAGTAACACAAAACCTTTCTGAGCCGAACTTTGGAAGATATGTTTAGCTCAACCTCGAACTTGTTTCACGGCGAAAGGGTTTTGTGTTACTTTTTCTAAAAGTAATTTTAAAAGTAATATATAAATGAGCCTTATTCTACCGCAAACCGCTGGCCCAGCATCTATTCCCACAAAACAAAATCAGCCCAACAATCGCACCACTGTCGCAATGGGTATGCCGTTTAAACCTGACCCGATGACCCAAGGCAGTTTTTTTGCGATGGGACGCGCTGCATACAATAAAGGTGTAAATCAAAATGTCAATAGTGTTGGCCAAATCACAACGCCGCCGAATTATACAGCCATAGGCACAGCACCATCCGGCAAAAAGAAATGGTATGGTTCTTCCGGCTCACGGATGTCATCGCAGTATACGAATTTAAAGACGATTGAAGCAACCGGTAAAGGTTCGACCAACGCTATCAATACGCAAGCCATGTCTTTTAGCGGTCCTGATCAAACTTCTGTGAAAAGTGCTTTAGTGCGTTGCCGCGCCAATGGCTGTGTAGCACCAAAAAAGAAAGGCGCAAAATAAAAAATATCGATATATTATAAAATGGGAAATTCACATAAACCTCATAAAATACGGCATCATTCTAAGAAAAGAGGTGGTGCAAATGAAGAAAATACAGAGATTGATGTTGGTGAAATGGAGGTGGAGGAGCCTGTAAAGCAGCCAGTTGCTGTAAGAAAACCAGTTCCAGCAAAACATATTGCAAATGTTGCTGTAGATAAAGGCAAGTGCTGCCCCTGCCCTGATGAAAACGAAGGTTTATTAAAAAAACTCAATCCAACAGAAGCTTTAAATGGTTTAGAAACTGGCATTTTGAATGCACACGCACGTGTAGGAAATTTTAGAACTACCAAAACAGCGGAATTAAAGGAAGGTGTACAAAATCAAGTGCTTGGGTTGACTGCTAAAATAAATGAAAAAGTTGGGAATAAAGCACCCGCGCCTGCACCTGCGCCTGCACCTGCACCTGCGCCTGCACCTGCACCTGCTGCCGTAGAAGAAGCACAATTGGGTGGACGTCGTAGACGTAGACGCACTAGCAAAGTCAAGAAAGGTCGTAAATCTAAAAAGAGAAGCAAATCTAAGAAAGGAAGGAAAACAAAGCGCACACGCAAAACAAAGCATTATTGAACCTATTTTTACAAATTTAAAATCTATTTGTAAAAATAACTATCTATTTGTAAAAATAACTAGTTGATTTTCTTCTTCAACATCAATTTTAATAAAATATATAAACCGAATAACCCGAGCATACTATAATAAAATTTAATGACAACATCGTTTGGCATTTTGCTATAATCTATTTTCGTGCCTTTTAACGAGGATCCTTTCATTGTATGAGGCTGAACTTTTTCATTCATTGTGCGAAATCCGTCCTTTTCAGTTGTATCATAATCCGATTTTCGTTGACCAACTACTTTTGGAAACCAATGCGCAGGCATAATATTAATATCTGCATTTGTAATATAACGACGGTCAGTAGAGACTGCATTGGTCGTCGCATTTACAACAGGCATTGTCACCATTTGACAAGTTGGACTAGAACCACTAATAAAAGCCATTAAAATTTCCATCGGATGTATTTGCGCTATATTACTCATAATGCCTGGAACTAAACCTTTAAATTCATCGACAGTCGTTCCGCCGCCGGAAATATTGGAAACAAACGGAATTTGACCATCCGGTATATTGTTAATATAAATCGAGCGTGTCACTTTTTTATTGGTTTCTTTATCGTTGCATTGCACCGCGGTATCTAAGAAAAATTGGTTACCTAACGGTGAGGGGAAAGTAGCACCAGAAGATCCATCCGGATTATCTAAATATTTACTTGCACAACGACCCATAGTGCATTGACCACCAATCAATAAATCTACATAGCCAAGAATACCACTAACATCGTCGGCTAAAGCACCAAAATTTCCAGCAGAACTCATTCCCATTTCTAAAGGTGTTTTAATGTGTCCTCCGTAATCATAACTCGGGCCTAATATTTTTGCTTCCAATTCAGCTAAACCACTACCGGGACCATTTTCCCCCTGTGTCGCCGAAAATTGATCTGCCATATGTTATTACTATATGACTATTTTTAAAATTTTAATAAATGCTATTAATAAATGCTATTAATAAATGCTATTAATAAATGCTATATAAAAATTAATCACTTTTATTATTTTTCAAATTATTATTAATAAGCGTAGCATTTTCACTCAGTTTAACCAATTCATCTATTTGACCTTGCAATTCATTCATCATTTTAGCATCCATTGAGATTTTTGCGTGATTATCTAATTCGGAAGGAGGGAGATAGGTTACTTCTTCATATACTTCTTCCTTTTCCTCTTCCGCTTCACTGTGTCCTGATACCTCAAGATGTCCGCTTTCAAAGTTCTCACGAATGTCGAATAATTTTACAAAAAAATTAAGAATACGCTCATAATAGTTGGCAAATAAAAGTGCAAGAAATATTACAATGAGTGATTTTACCAATATCATTTTTATATATAATCAAGGTTTATTTTATCTAAAATATCTCTCTCTATAATAAATGCCCTTATTACAAATATCACCTTATATCGCATGGAAAGGCTTAGCCACAAATAGTGCTTTACCATCTAATTCGCGGCCTAATTTAAACGGAAGTGGAACAGCTTTTAAAGCCAACCCCATCCGGCAATGGCGTAAACAGTTGATACCAACCGTCGGTAGCGGTGCATCAGGTCGCCGTGCAGGACTAGGAATGCCATTTGATGCGCCCGGTTCGTCTGTTTATTTAGGAAACGTCACCGCAAATACGTCTTGTTTATTAAATGCGACTACCGAGACAACCGGCATAAAAGAAAACATTATGAAATTCAACAATACCAATTTTCCAACAATGCTGGACTTGAGTGGCTGTTTGACTGGCCCTTGTAATCCCGAACGCAACCGCATCAAGTCTGCCACCACAATTTTAAGCAAAACTTATTATACAGATCATTACAGCTATGTTCGAGCACGTTCCAATTTATATGAGCAGAAGTTAACCGCATTGCCTGTAGCTGGCGTTACTTATTTGGACGCAAGTGGTAAATTACTACCCGTTACTGCAGGAAATGCGATGAGACAAACAGAAGATTGTATCACTTGTCCTGCAACGAGAACAGCAAGTGCAACAACGCGTGCAGGTCAAACCATTTACAAACCCAACAATGCGCAGTATGGCAAACAAGGTGCAGTCGATAGCAGTGACCGTATTACTCGGTTGAAATTAAATACAGTGAATAAAAATGCGGCATCCTATAAAGCGGTCTTTGGTGCGAGTGCTTCAAAATATCTCGGGATGGCATCGACACCCTATTTTACGAAATCAAAGTATCAGGTGTGTGTGCCAATGTCTTTGTCAGGCGAAAAAACCATCTGTCCTGTCTAATCGTGTAATAATTTAATATATAAAATTCTATTTATATAGTAAAATATGAGTCTATCTATGAATCATCTCTTTGCCGCCTATCAAAAAAATATTGCGACGGGGGATGGAAACCGTTTTGCTGCGCGGCCGCTCAATCATTGGCGTAAAGCCTATCAAAATAGTTTAGGCTATAGCCGTGCAGCAACTGGAATGCCGATGGACCGCCCAGGTGGGTTAGGCTTCGTTGCCTCACCGCAAATTCAATGTGCAACGTGCAAAGGCGCTTTACCAGCGCAAGTGACCATTTTTAAAGATTCCAACTGTAAATCGTGTAAGCCACTTAAGAGTAAAGTGAAGCCATTGCAGACTGCTTATACCAATACTGCTGCCTATTTGCAATCACGTTGTGCTACGTATGATCAAAAAATCAGCGTGGAACGTCTACCAACGGTGACTTATTTTTCGCCGGAAGGTATACCAATAGATCCAACTGATTCGCCGACGGGCACACAAGTGCGAGAGACAGAAAATTGTTTTTCGCCGCAAATTTATAATACTATATGCAATACGACAATTTATAAACCAAATAATACGCAGTTCGCACAGCAAGGTGGGGTCTCAGCGAGCTCGCGGCTTTCGCGATTGAAATACAATACATTAAACCAAAATGGCGCGGAATACAATTCGGCCAGTGGGGCAATGGGTGTGAATAGCGGCCGCTATCAATCCGAGCCTAGCCCGTCGTATTATGTTAAAAATAAACCACAAGAAGGAGTATGTGAGAGAAAAACAGGGGAAAAAAGTTATTGTCCCGTGCAAGTGCTGCTGCCGTGAGCGATTACTGTTGTTGCTGCATTGTAAACCCAATAAAAAATACAGTTCTTTGCGAACTGTATGTTTCTTTTTTTTTTAAATGTTTATTCCTATTCTAATTCTAATTCTGCTCAGGATGTTCGTAATCAGGCGTATTGCCAAACGAAATCAGCTTGGGCATATCGGCATAATCGTCGTCGTCATCTTCCGCTGCATCATTGCTGTCGGCTTCTTCTTGCTTGTTGCTTTCCGACTTACCATTACCATACTTTTCGTAATACTTGAAGATGCGCCAGCGGATCGAATTCATTGCTTTCACGGTCTTGAAAATGGATGGGCCCCAGAAGAGAAACGTATTTGTCTCCATTTCGTGCCAGATGAAATACACATTGCAGCACGCCGTTGTCATCTTGAAGAAATGACCGTCTTTGCCAATAACTATTCGTGTAACATCCGCATTCGGTGGCGCTGGAATATAGCCGAACACAATAGGCGATCTTTGGGCAAAGAGGGCTGGCCTTACGACCGTTTCCAGATATTTTATAGCGGCCGCATCATTTTTAACGACCGATTGAATATGGCCATAGACAACTGCTGCATCTGCCTCACGCAAATCATATTTGATTGGCGGCGCCATAATCTTTTTCTTTTCTGGAACTTCTACTTCGCTTGCAACTGCTTCGCTTGCAACTGCTTCGCTTGCAACTGCTTCGCTTGCACTAGGCTCTTCCTGAAGCGTTTCCATAATCTCTGGGCTATTCCATTCGCGGTTATCATACACCGGCATACTTTCTGATCGCATAATTGAACTCATTCTGGGTTGGGTTGTTGGCTGGTTGTTATCATTTGTATGTTTATCAAAATACATTTCAATTTTTTTTGCCTTTATTATAGTTTATCAATATATATTTAAATACTTTCGATATATTATAAATAATGCAAAAAAATAGGACCAAAGAGCAGCGTATAGCTGAAATCAAACCCATTATTAAAAAATTAAGCGAACTGAATATTAAAGCAAGTGATCATGAAGAAATAAGAGAACTCTTAACGAAAATTCAAGTCTATATACATCAAGGTGAGAGAATAAAAATCAATATACCTTTTCCAATTGCAGATGTAGATATACAAGGTGTGCTAGCGACGGATGTAAAGGAACGGGTGTGGGTTAAGTTCACACGGGGCTCTGCCCCTTCAACCCCGTAATAAAATGTGATAAACACTTGCAATATGTGATCAAAGCTCACCTCTTCATTGGGCGGCTGCGTTACATGCCACGAAAAAAATTGAATTACTTTTACATAATTTAGAAAAGAATAACCCACCCCCAAACCAATTGAACCAGAAAATGTCTAACCAAGTCGTTTCCACAGCTATTGTTGAAACTATGCCTATGCTTGCCGAGCCTACGCTTGCCGAGCCTATGCTTGCCGAACCTATTGAAGAAGTTACACCGGCGCCAGTTCCCATCACCCTCCTTCATTCTCTCGGCATGAGTTTGAAGGAGTTGCGCAAAGGTAAGTATTTGTTGCTACCCATCCGAAAAATAAGTGGCATCAATGTGGAGGTGATGCTTCGCAAAGAAGACCGATCTTGTTATATACTGTTTATCAGCCCAACGGATTTCTGTATGAATGACGCGTTGTATGAGGCCTTCTACGAGCGTCCAATGTATGAAGAAGACTTCTACAAGCGTGAAGGAACGCCTTTATCTGAAGACAAGTTCATTGACATTGTTGTCCGAAATGCGTTGGTCGCCTTAAAATCTATAAAAATCGATAAATTGAACGGGAAGTTTACCATTTCCAAGCCGTCGGCCAAAGAAGTGAAAACAGATGCCTTATGGAGTGCCTTTTGCCAAGAATTCAAAGACGATGAGAATATAGTATTGAGTATGAATGAATGCTGCGTCTGCTTTACCGTAACGAAGACAACGACCAACTGCGAACACGCAGTTTGCTTGGAGTGCATTTCCAAATTGCGAACGGAACCAGTGGCCGACGATGAACATAATAGCAACAAGATGATTTGCCCGATGTGCCGCCAGCGGATTTTGTTTTTGAATTAGGGGCCGCGCCCCTACAACACCGGCTTTATGAGATTGAAATAAATTATAGGGGCGCTGCCCCTACGACCCCGTGGGCTGTGCCCAACCGAGAGATTGAAATAAATTATAGGGGCGCTGCCCCTACGACCCCGTGGGCTGTGCCCAACCGAGAGATTGAAATAAATTATAAAAGAAAAGAAAAGAGGATAAACCCTTTTTTAATAGGGGCGCTGCCCCTACGACCCCGTGGGCTGTGCCCAACCGAGAGATTGAAATAAATTATAAAAGAAAAGAAAAGAGGATAAACCCTTTTTATATATTATAAAGTCGGGGGTTTGGGGGTGTCCCCCACTAATAGACGATATGATCACTCACCCATTTTTGAATCTGCTCGTGCACCGGAGCAAGCATCGTATTGATGCCACGAATATATACTTCGTATTTCTCTGGTTTTTTCTCTAAGAGAATGAGCGATTGATAGAGAATAATAAATTCGTGTGAACTGTACAAATCGCGAATATTAATAAAAATATCATCAATGCTATTGGCGCCGTGTAACTTATTCACTTCGATTTCTTCCGCCTCAGTTAACACAATGGGTTTGTCCAAGAGAATGCGATACAATTGCAATGTATGTAAAAGAGCCGGCTGTTCAGTTGAAGCATATGTCTGCAGTAATTTATCAATCCCACGTTTTCCGAGTTGCACCAATAAATCAAAGAGATCACTATAATCATCATTTTCTTTTTTCAAATAGCTGTAAAAACGATTAAAGCGCATAATGGCATTAAAGAGAAAGAATAAATCTTCTTTCATATCGTGGTTATACGAACGCCATAACCCTTGGACCCAAGAAGGTTCTTGTATGGTGAGTAAATTATTCGCAATCGCAAGTTTCGTGCCCTTGGGGCAAAAAGACAAGAGAGCTAGTTGTGTCACTGCTTGCAAGGGTTCAAGAATAATATCAAACCGTTCTTTTTTTTTCTCGCTTTTCATTAAATTATAAATTTGAATAAATGTATTCATTGCTTAAAAATACATACTATAGCTTTATGTATTTTTCTCACTATATACAACCCAAATTATCCATTCAATTCGTTAACTTGTGTCAATTCATCCTGCCGTCCTCTTTCCGCTCTCAAACCTGTATCACCCATCCATCGGGAGGTGGTCCCTCCTAGACCCCCGCGTATGAAGAGATTATTGCTTTGAATAATATTATTATAAGGAATACCATACTTTTGACACCACGCAATACATTTCTGTATATTTTTCTTTTTCATATGCTCGATTTTATCATATTTGTTATTATTATTATCAATCAAATAAATAGTCGAAACAATGGTATCAATTTGCTGTTGACCGAGTATCGCATTAAATTCCTCGATTTTATTGGTGAACAAATACGCCAATTCAAAATCAAAAAGCGACCCCACAATGGGTTCCGAATGTTGCAAGATCTTGTAGAATTGTTTAACAATGTCTAATGTATTGTTGTTACGGAAACCTTTACAAACGATGTATTTCTCCGAATTCGCAAAACGGCTTGTGTTGGGTTTAATGATTGACACTTGGTCGTATAAATTCGAGAGGAGGAACAATAAATCGAGAGAAAACCGTGTAAAAGTGTCATAGACTTTTAAGATAAAAGTGCCGCCGGTTTTTTGCATTGCAATTGCAAAGCCAATTTGACACATAATGAGTTTTGTGCTAATCTGTTCTTGTTGGGGATACTGAAAAGAAAAATCAAACCCACCGTCCCCCGTAATTAAATCCATTTTTCCATTGTATTTGTCGTAACAATAACGGAGATTTTCTGGTTTGGTCAAATCGCCATTGCCACCTTCACATCCAGTTTCAATAATGACATTTGGATTATTCAATAAAAAATATTTACTTTTGCGCCACCCCGGCACATTTTGGTTGGTATCGTCGATAAGAGTCATTCCATAATAAGTATCATGTGGGTTTTTTCGCATATAGGCCATCGCTTCAATAAAACCGCCCGGACCTTCGGCCAAATGAAAACTCGAGCACACCGGTGGCAATAGATCAAGTAAAGCCATCGAGTGGCAAATTTCTACCATTTTAAAAAAAGAACGAGAGATGGGTTTCAAGGTGCTGACGGATTGCTTGGTATTGGGAATAACCGAATGTATATATTCATATGGATTAGTGCATTTTTTATATTTATCCCATTGTTCCAGACGACAATCAATTTGTTCTTTGATAAAAGTTAAATATTTATATAGAGTTTTATTGATGATAATATCATGATTGCTTGCTGCGCTTGTGCCTGCTGCGCTTGTGCCTGCTACGCTTGTGCCTGCTGCGCTTGTGCCTGCTACGCTTGTGCCTGCTGCGCTTGTGCCTGCTGCGCTTGTGCCTGCTGCTGCTACGCCTTCTGGCTTTGCTTTATACGGTATACATAAATTCTCAATTTTAATATGTTTATAAATCTCACTATTATATTGAATCAGTGGTAAGGTTAAAAAACTCATATAGCTTAGTATAAATAAGCATATCTATTTATGTTGTATTTAAACTAAAATAAAAAATTCGTTTATTTATTACACAGTTTATTCATTACACCGTTTATTCATTACACCGTTTATTTAAGTCCTCTCAGGCACTTCATAAAAGGCCCGTTTGCCTTCATAATCGTATTCGATTCGGATTTCTATTCCATCTATCAGGAAAAGTGCCCAGTGGTCCGCGCTGTCGCCATAGCCTTCTTGTATATGTCTTAGATATTTACCCACATATTTGCGTGGTGTTGTTTCTTTGGTAAAATGTCGTTGGTAACTTATTTTAAAATGGTCTTCTCTGCGGTCCCAAAAGGTTGCTTCGTAATATTTGCCTACGATGGGCGTTCGCACAACAAAGTATTCTTTCGGCTTCGATTGGTCATAAAAACATTCTCGCTCTTGCTCATTGGGACAGGTATGAATACGGTGGCCGAGTTGTTTACAAGCTTTGCAACTGTTTATTGGCATCTCGCACATTGAGGCATCATCATCATACGTAGGCGGAGCACACGCAACTTGATATGAAGGCGGCAAATCAGTAGAAGCACTAGCACTAGCAGTAGCAGTAGCACTAGCACTAGCAGTAGCAGTAGCACTAGCACTAGAACTAGCACTAGCAGTAGCATAGGGAGGCAGCGCAACGTGATAAAATGCGGTTGTATCTGTGTGTTCAATGACAACTTCCTTGCCTTCCTTCATAAAATAGGACCACTCTTTCATATCTTTACCCCAACAACCTTCGATGCAACTACCAATATGTTTTCCGACATATTCGGTAGGCTCGTGTATTGTATAATAACATATACGGTCTCCTTCGTGGACGAACTCGGTGAAATTTGTCACATAATAATGCCGCCCTTCCTGTGCGTTACAGACAACTTCTAATTTTTTGGCCACTGGAAGTCGAACCGACTCTTGTTCGGCGTTCAATTCGTAAAGGGCTGTCTTTTTCTTTTCAATTAAGACTTCTTTCACGCTATTTTTATAATTCTGTAAAAAGACTAGAAAACGTAACCCTAATACTGAGGCCTCTCTAATAAATTTGCCGGCATAAGCAAACTTGTTGTTGACCAGAAATGTGTTCTTCGACAAATTACTTACCTGATCCATTGTCGGCCAAGCTGTGTAATAATAATACTTACCTTTTGATGGTAAAACCACCATATCCTCATTTCGGCCATTTTTAAAAAGCTCTTCATCAAACGGTGTAAGCAACGAAGCCATTCTGTTTGTTTTCTTTGTAAGGTTATTTTTAACTATTTATAAAAAAAGTATTTCAATTTTTTTATATATAAATTATGCTATAAATTATGCTATAAATTATGCTATAAATTATGCTATAAATTATGCTTTTGTCTCGTTTTTCTTTCGCACTATTTTTAAAGTGGGTTTAAGCTTTTTTACAGTAGTAGGTGCATCACTTGGTTGTTCGGGTGCAGGCGCAGCAGGTGCAGGCGCAGGCGCAGCAGGAGCAGGTTCAAGCACAGCAGTTTGACTTTCTGCGATGGTTGATAACTTTTTCTTCGCCGGTTGTTTATTAATTTTTATTTTCGGTTTTGGTTGTCCTGCTGGTGCTTGTGGTGCTGATGTAGGTGCTGCTGTAGGTGCTGATGTAGGTGCTGCTGACTCAGTCAGTGCTTTTGTCACACTCTGTTTCGCCGTTAAAGACCCGCGTGCTTCATCCATCACTTCATCCACTGTTTTATGTTGTAAATTCAAAGAGACCTTTTCAGCGTCAGAAACCTTACGCACTTTTTTATAGATGAAATAGCGATTCAAGAAGGAAATCGTGCGCTCACCGTCACTCATATTGGGAGAATCGCCATAAGAGGCACGATCACTCGGATTTCGTTTTAGTTCATCATTCATTTTATTAAATAAATCACCAAAGAAGCCAGTTGGTTGTGTAAATTCCGACTGTAAATTGCGTAAGTCTTCGGTCGTCGCAAGGACAAAGCCATAATTTTCCAAGATTCGCGTCAAATAGGTATAATTCACTAAATATTCTTTGAATGTTTTATTAATGGATTCTTGAAACACATCCACCGCATAGCCAACGCACGTTTCGTCATCATTGAATTCGTCGCGGTCATAGCGTTTAATCAGTTCCCATATTTTTTTCTCATCACCCGTCTTTTCATTGACAGCTCGAATAACTTTGCTGTCATTTTCCGGTAAATTTTTCAACATCTTAAATAATTTTTCGCCATCATAGCTGGTGCCAATAAAGTAGCCACCTTCTTTGGTGACTTCTGACACATTTTGTAAGAAGTTTTGCAAGGTTTCTTGGCTTTCAAACATATAGTGCACTGCAAATTGAATCGAGCACACATCAAATCCTTCTGCCGCAACACCATACTGTTTATACACACCTTTACCTAATGCTTTCTCATCTTTGGCTCCTTGACCAAAGACCGCGCGTGTAATTTGTTTATCTTTATCAACGATAATACCAGTTGTTTTCTTGATATTTACCGACGAATTGCCATTGACGAAAAGCGCAGAAGGCATCACTCTATACCGTTTCTTGTTATTCAAATAACGGGCATAGGCACCATTTAACCGATTTTGAATATTATCACGTGATATATCGACCCCAAAAACGAATTTGAGTTTGGCTGCAATCCATTTCGGCCAATCGCCGCCTTTCCCAACAGCCAAATCAATTAAGGTCATACCGGGTTTCGCCACACTTTTAATTAACAGTGATTTCACATATAAATTATGAAAATCGCGTAAAGAACCCGTCAACGATGCGCCTGACACACTATTATAATAGACATCGTCATCGCCTAATTCTTGGGGTATATTTTCGCCCGACATAATCATCAATTGTGTCACGGGGTGATGAATGGTGTTCCACACATTATTGGCTGTTTTAAAATCATTGCCGAACATTTTTTTGCCGGCCTGTAGTTTGGCCGTTTTATCGTAACGCACACGGAGTGGTATCCAGCGCCACTGTTCTTCTCGGCTAGGATCATAGCGAAACTCGACAATCATATTGTCTTCAATAACCTCATCGTTTTCGGTATACATCTTTTTATCTGTGCCAGTTAAAGGGATATTGCATATGCCGGCTTTGTAATCACTCGGCTCGGTCGGATAAAATTGTTTGGGCAAATATGTGTTTTTACGCCGATCTTCATAATTTTGATACGAAGGTAATTTATCATCAATCGCATCTTGATATGGATTTTCATAGCCGTGCTGTTTTTCATCGAATCCCACCCGCAAAACAATCGTTTTATATTCGGCGATTTGCGACGCAGAGCTGGCGTCTAACCCAGTATTGAATGTTGTGCCGATAATATCTGTACCATTCTCATTTTTTTTTAAAGAAACCATAAAATCAATCGTATTAAATTTCGATGGTTTCCATTTGAACGAATATTCCCAACTGATTTTAAGCGGATCAACATATTCCCCAATTTTCGCACCTACACCCATATTTGATGGCGTGAAAATTAGACCATCTGTCTCGTATTCAAAGAGCCCATCGTGTTCTTTTGTTAGGATATAGGTACAGCCTTGGAAAATACTTTGGGAATCAGTGCCGAGATAAAAGCGTTTTTTCGTTATTTTTAATGGCACCGGCGATGCTTCATTCACAATAGAGACGGCATTTATTTTATCCACAACTGTTTCCAGAATAGGCAAACGATAATTGGTTGCCACGGCATCGGCTTCTTGTGGCACAAACCCTTTTGAACGAATGTCTTCGCCACCGACATAATAAATATCAAAAGCGGCATACATATTGATGAATTTTTTGTGCTTGTTGTATAAGACGTGCTCGCCATCCAGTAGTGTATTCCACAAGTCTCGATTCTTGGATATCGTGCCGGTGAATTGCACTTCCATATTTGTATCAATTAGATAGATTTTACCATTGGGCGCAATAAAGAGTAATTTACGGTCGCCATCTGCTTTATCTGTCACCGTATAGTTTTCGCGAATATTGGGCTCCGTGTCATCGGGATTAACCGGCAATATATTTCGCAGTTGCAAGGTATAAGAGGATGGTCCTGCAAAATCAATGGGTCTTTTTTCATCGTATTTTTTCCCCCAAATTAATTTTCCATAGGCTTCAGTTATACTCGCTTGTTCGGGATAACTGACCGGATAATTTGTTTCTTGTAGCCCTGACAAAATATATTTCACGACCGGTTTAAAGACGTTTGCATTCAATAAATCGGGAGTATGATATGCTGTGCCAATTCCGACCAGTCCATTCAAACATTCGATCTCAATTTCATATTTTTCAATCGCATTGAAGACGCCTGAATCGTGAATATTGTATTCAGGAATATAGTAGCGCCCTTGGACTTTCGAGTTTTTGACAATACTCATATCAATAACGACAGGTAAAGTCGGATGGCGTAATTTGAAGCGGTTGAGATAACGGAAGGTTTTCTTACGGTCATTCCATTTATCTAAGGTTGCACGCACCAGCGGCATATTTTTGTCTAAACGCGCTTCTTTGCTGAGCGAAACACGGAAATTGAAATCATTGACATCGACCGTTGTGGATTGTTCGGTTTTAAAACGTGTTTTGTCAATGTAGGAAACCCCAGCTTCAATCCCATCCAGTCGGTTGGTTTGACAATAGGTGCGGATGTTTTGCAAGCCGCTGATTTCGGTACGGATGTTGGATAAACGTGGCGCACCTGTTTTCAAATCCATATACTCGTTTTGAATACGCAATAAATAAACATTATTGTCAACATAAAACCCACTGGATAAGAGCTTTTTAAAGACATTGTCATAATTGATACGGGTAATAGATTTAGTCGTGGCCAAAGTGCCAAATTTTACTTCTAATTCTAATTCTTCGTCCGTCGAAACTTTGGTGACATTGCTTAGATAGAGTTTATACAAGGCTTGTAAATCACGGTCCACGTTTTTCTTTGTTTCCACTCTATTGTCGCCTCTTTCTCTTGCAGTGGGCTCTCTTGCAGTGGGCTCTCTTGCAGTGGCAGTTGCTCTTGCAGTGGGCTCTCTTGCAGTGGCAGTTGCAGTGGCAGTGTGCTCTTTTGCTCTTGCAGTGGGCTCCGGTTCCTTGACAGTTGTTTTTCTCTCACGCTCGACTACCGTAGGAACGTGCAAGGATACTGCTCTTGCAGTTGCAGTGGGCTCTCTTTCTCTTGCAGTGGCAGTGGGCTCTCTTTCCATTTCAGCTACAGTTAATTTACTGCCTTTTTTAGCAGTTTTTTTAGTATCTGCCATTATCGTATATAAATATTAACGATAAATATTTATATCTTCTTTTCAATTTTCTTATTAAATATACTGTACTATTTCTTGATACAATGCGGTTTTCACTTTTGGTTTACTTTTCTCATTCACTTGAACGTGTGTTTCGATCTGCAGTTTGATGGCAATCTCTTGCAACTCAGTCAGGGAATAGGCCGATGGTGCATTTAAAGGTTTTTGTATATTTTCGATTAACCAATACTCCTCTCGTATTTTCTGTAGAAAATCAGTATTCGAATTTGAAATTTCATTTGTGGTACATTTTAAACAGTCTTCCTTCCTCTCATTTTGGACAATAATACCTTTTTTTGTTTCTGGTGCTGTTATGCTTGCACTTGCATCCGCACCTTGACTATTAATTTCGCAATACTTTCGCCCAAAAATGTATGTAATCGACACATTATGCACTAAACAAAGCGCACACAGTCCTTTGAGTGTAATCATCGGTTTATTCACTAATTCATCTTCTAACTCCGTGCGCTTTAATTTCAATGCTTTTAATTTCTCTTTGATTGATTTCAGCTTTTCAACTGTTTCTATTTTTATTTGTTTTTCCAGACTAAAAGAAGAACACTTATTCATCTCATACTCTTCATAGCCATTTAAGATAATAAAAAAACACCAGAAGAGTTTATCTTTTTGAAAGGGTACAAATGGCTTTGCCTCTTTTTTTGGCATAGCGATAGCGTGTTGCATAGCGGTAGCAGTAGGCATAGCGGTAGCAGTAGGCATAGCGGTAGCAGTAGGCATAGCGATAGCGGTTTGCATAGCGGTAGCAGTAGGCATAGCGATAGCGGGTTGCATAGCGGTAGCAGTAGGCATAGCGATAGGCGTTTCTTTTGAAATAGCATTGGGTGGCATAAACTTTTTCATATTCGAGTAATTAAACATATATTTTTCCATACCAGACACTAGGTCTTTATTTTGAATCAAATGCATCATGTTATATATTCATATAGCATAATCTTTATATTAGTTAAAAAAAAGTTTGCTCAATTTGCTCCTTTTCAGTCTCTACTTTTTTTAATAATTTTTGCTGTTCATCTACATAATCCGTATATTTTTCCAATTCTTTAATTATTTCTGGCGATAATTCTGTCAGATTCACAAAAGTGCCATTATTATTTTCATTTGTTTTCACCTTCTCAAATTTATTTAAAATACGCAATATTTCAATTTGATGGTATTTTTCCATACGCTCAATACGTTCTTTCAAAGTGTTTATGGACATTTATATAACAAAGGCCTTTGTATTTAAATTAATTTCTTTTCTTTAGGTTTGCGATTAATTCGAAGCGTCGCTTGTTTTTTGCTAACTGGTGCTTTTGGCTGTTCAGGAGAAATGGTTGTTATTTCTATTTGCGGCTTTAATGTTATAGGCTGTGCTTGCTGCTGCGCTTGCATTTGCGTCTGCACTTGCGCATGGTCATTCTCCGAGTCCGCATTCGACTCCACAATTTCCGCAATAACCGAGATATATTTATCATTCAATTCAAAGCGCTGCCCAATCACACGCACTTTAATATCATTGTTTTCTTTCACATCGGCAAAAAGCGGCGAGGCATAGTTATGATCACGCGCAATAAAGATGACAACGGGGCTCGGCGTTTCGTTTATTTCCGCACGAATACCGGCTTTGTTAATATGCTTGGCAATACAGCTGATATGCATTCCTTCCACCGGTGAACAAACTTCGCATTGAATGACGACTTCAAAAATCACACTGGAACCCATCACCAAGCCGCTGGAGAAAGTAACGACTTCAACTGAGCGCGGTTTGATATACCCTTCCACAATACATTTGCCTTCGATTTGTGAGGCGATTGTTTTTTCCAAGGTTTCTTTGATTGTGCTGCCAATATGGTTGATACTAATTGGCACGGTCCGTGTAATCAAAAGCTGGCTATACAGATTTTTATGCGAATGATATGTTGTCTTTTTTTTATTTACGGTTTTGCCCACGGTTCTGGACTTGTTCAAGAGTGACATCTTACTATTAATTAAAGAGATTATTTCTAAATGGTTATTCAATTTTATTTTCTATTGTTTTAACATCAGAGTGTATATTTATAGTTGTTTTTTTCTAATAATGAAAATTTGGGTGAATTGGAATCAATAAAATTTTCAATAGTTTTAATATTAGAATTGTCATAATTGTTACTTTCTAATTTTTTAATATGTTTTGCTGCATTATCAGTAAGTATTCTATGCCTATAATGTTTATTAACAATCTCATCTTGATGAGCTATTCGTATTATTTTTGAAAGTGCTTCAATCATTTTTTCTTTTTCCGTCTCTGGTATTTTTTTTTTTTCGTTATGAAGATGAAGACGAATGAAATCACGAATCTCTTCAAGATCATCATCATTCACCTCTGCTGTAACATTACCTTCTTCATCAACATTAAATTTATTCAAAAAATCTTTGGCTTCGTCAAAAATGGGGTTTGTGGGTGTGGGTTTATTATTTTTGTTTTTTGTTGGGGTTGGGGGTGGGGGTGGGGGGGTAGTTGCTATTTTTATTATTTCAAGTTTAGTAATCATTTCTTCATTTGTCATTTCTTCATTTGACATTGGCGGAACAATATCCTCTTCTGCATCATTTTCAACATTCAACTTGGGTTGATCACCACTATTTTTCCACAGTTCATATCTTTCAGGTCTTAACCTTAACCCGCCCTTTTTAATATAACGTTTATATGTTTTTTTCCCACTACGTTTTCTCATACTACGTTTTCTCAATCCCTTTCGGCTTTTTTGCATACTACGCTTTCTCATACTACGCTTTCGCATACTACGCTTTTTACCTCCACGTTTTACACTTTTTCGGCCAGCCATTTATATAATAATACTTTATTTTTTATTCTTTCCTTTTTTCACAACTGTTGAATATTTTTCAATTCTTGTCAAAACCGCTTCAGGTGGCGACAAAAACCACCGTTTTTTATCTTTGCGTTCTTTATCAAACAAACGCAAATACAGTTCTTGAATAATGCACAGTTCATTTTTCGATAAATCTTTGCTCGGCGGTTCTTTATAGGTGGTTACAATCGAATTCAAGATCTCAATACCTTTTCCTTTATTGGAGTTTTGATCACAACGCGCACCTTCCGAGCGTGGATCACTAATATTTTTGGTTTTAAAGACAACATAGTTTTCCTTATTAAAATTAATCATAAAGCCCATTACAGTATTTAAATTGGCTAAAATATTTGTTTTATTTTGTTCGATTTTGGGATTAAAATCTTCTAAATCTTGATCTTCGGCTTCGTGCCATACTTGCTCGCTTGCTGCTGCGCTTGCTGCTCCGCTTGCTGCTGCGCCGCTTGCTGCTGCTCCGCTTGCTGCTGCTGCGCCGCTTGCACTCTTGACCAACAACACTTGCCGAGTTATGTCTTTCCATAAAAATCCTTCCAAATTCTTCGCCTTTAAAGTTTGCCGCGTAATATACATTTTCACATATTTAAACACTTGTTCCGTTGTATAAATCGGGTTTTGTAAATCTCTCAAAAGTAGCACAATCTCTTCCAAATTAAGTTCATCGATGATATGCTCGGCAATCAGTTGATGTAAGGTGCTTGCACCAAACCCATTTTTCATTAAAAAGTCTAAACCCAAATGGCAAAACATATACCAATTTTTCTCACCTTTATGTAATAGTTGCTTGGTTATTGCCAGTGCATAGTTACTACGTATTCTCTCGTATAAGTTCGCGGTTTGGTCTACTTTCTCAGCAGGTTTCTCTTTCACTTTAATAATCGCTTCATTCACCTTGATCTCTTTCGGTAAATTGATTGCAATTTTGGCGTGTTTTACATCTAATGGCACAGACCGTTCATAAATACTACTATGCTTATCATTCAGCTCCAGTGGTTGAAACAGATACAAATCACCGACATTAATCAGATGCCCCATCCGGCCGTATTTGTCGGTAATGTATTCGGTTTTATCTTCGACCAGCTGATGTAATGCCGCATTGATTTGCACTAACGGATACGGTTTCAGAACATTCAGTATGATGATCAAATCCTTTTTCCGATAAAAAAACCGTTCTTTCATTAACTGTTTGATTTTATAAACGAGTTTATCGTTATTCATCTTGATGAAATTTTCACTATAGGTATCTAACTTCGCTTCGGCATCCGCATCCGCATTCGGTCGACATACATATTCACACGATTCCATATAATCACACATCGCGGAATAAGGTTTGTCGCCCACTTTATACTCTAGTTTCGCACCAGTCGCCAGCTCTAACATCACCGGTTTAACACCATTGGCTTCCATAGTTGCTTCGGTGAAATTGGCCTGTCCGTAATTCAAGATACAATCTATTGAAATTTCTTTCAAGGCACGACTCACCTTACCTATTTGTATCGCTTTCGTTTCGGCCATACGGTAGATATATAAATCCGCTGTCTCTTCACTTACACCATCCCGCATTAAAGACCCATAGAGATAGATTTCCACATTTCGTTGTGCAAATGGTAGCGCTTTATGACTACACGTGCGCACACCCCGCCCAATAATTTGTTCAACACGATTCATATTATACCACGGCTCTAAGATATGAATTTGCCGAATAAATTTCAAATCCAACCCTTCGGCGCCGGTTTGTGTGATCAAGATGACCTTCACTTTGGCGCCATTCACATTGTCTTCATTGGTCGACATCTTAATATCTTGCGCAGGATTAACGGAATAACCTTTATCACCCGTAATCATCACATAATGATAGCCTGCCCGCTTGTTCACTGGTGGTGTTTCAAAGAGCGAACCAGAATCACCTGCCCGTGTAAACCCGAGTTCTTCTAAGGCTAAGGCAATTGGCACAATACCGGCCGATTTGTATTGCGAATAGACCAAAACAACACCCGTCGATTGCATAATACGGTCACATATTGTTTTTATTTTACTACTGTATTTACCAATGATATCGGGTGCAAACAAGCGACCGTATTTGGCCAGCGTGTTTGCTTTATACCCGAATTTAGTGCGGAAATGGGTGGTAGCGTCTTCCGTATAGGAGAGAAGCCGCTTTAACCCTTCACCACCGATCAACTCTTTTGAATTAAAGGTGGGCTGCGGCGCCTCTAAACGGTCATCGGGATAGATCATATTTAAGGATTGAAATGGTTCTTGCATCATCGAGTAACCAAATGTTTCAATATTTTCCAAGTTTATTTGTTTATAGTTGCCGATCAGCCCACCCTTGATACGCTGAACGATATAATTGTAGCCACGCTGTTGATATTCACCGATTTCAACTAAATAAAGTGAGAGATGTTTTATGTGTTGGTCGGCAGGTAATGGCGACGTGCCATTGAGTTGCATTTTGGGGTAAGGTCTTTTTTCAAATGTATTGTCGATTGCAAACTCTTTGGGCCAAATACGATAAGGAAACGTATAAGGATTTTCCCCGCGCACAAAAGAAATATAACCGGTCGCTTTTCGCTCTAACAATTCACGGCCAATTTCTTCACCCGCGGCGTTCACTTTAAACGAACCATCTTTATTGAAGACATCTCTCGACTCTATTGTTGCTCGCCTGTCATTCATATTCATTAGATTCACTAACCAGATAATTTCCTTATAACTGTTAAACATCGGCGTGGCCGAGAGTAAAAGCAAGCGTAAGGTCGAGACATTTTTAACCAGTTTGATGAGTTCTTCCGCTACACGTTTGTCTTTATTATCATCAGTGACACGGATATTATGGACTTCATCAATGATGATTAACCGGTTATTGAAAATCTTACGCAAATTGCCGCGAATAATAGTGTTCTTTTTCGCTTCAGGGAGCGATTCATCCTCTACCGCACTCTTCTTACTAATATAATTGGCAAATTCAATGTAACCAAAAAAGAAATAATAGGTATCAATAAGCCGATTAATTTGCTTGATCACATTTTCTTTCGTCAAGCCTTTCATATTCATTGGGTTAATCTCTTTCAAAAACTTATTGCCGATACAATCGCGAATATTCCACATCCCATCGACTTCTTTTAATTTGCGTTCATCAAATAATTGCACGCGGAAATTGGTTTGCACATTGGGCGAAGCCACTATCATAATTTGGCTCGTAATACCCATTTGCATAATATAATCTCTCATTTCTTCTGCCACACTGATCGCCGAGCAGGTTTTGCCACTCCCTAAGCCGTGATACAGTAATAAACTATTGTAAGGTGTTTGAAAGGAAAGAAAATTACGGACGAAAATTTGGTGCGGAGCCAGTTCGAATTCTGCATTACAAAGCAGTTCGGCTTGACCGGCTACATCTGGATAGATATCACCATCATAGCGGTTGTCGTTAAATTCTTTGCGCTCAGATAGTTTGATATTGAAGTTGGGGTCATTTAAACTGGGATAGAGAAAATCATACTCGGATGGTTGACTTAATTCAGCGCGTTCCAAGAGTTCGAGTTTATTTTTTTTCATATTTTGGATGTTTAAAGGGGCTTCTGGGTCAAGAGGTTCTTCTTCCACTGCTGCTTGTGCAGGTTCGTCAGGTGCTGGCTCGTCAGGCGCTGGCTCTGCTTCTTCTGCTGGCGCTATGGGAGCTGCAACTGTCGTCTCTTTATTTTTCTTCGGTTCACACTCCCCTTTTCTATTACGGTGAAAACCTTTGGGGCAAGGTTTTTTTCGTGTTGTTTTTTTGTTTGTTACAATGGGCTCTTCTGCTTCTGGCTCTGGCTCTGCTTGTGCTTGTGCTGGCTCTTCTGCTGGCTCTGCTTCTAGCTCTGCTTCTTCTTCTGCTTCTAGCTCTGCTTCTTCTTCTGCTTCTGCTGGTTCTATGGGCGCAGCTACTGTCGCCTCTTTAATTTTCTTCGGTTCACACTCCCCTTTTTTATTACGATGAAAACCTTTGGGGCATTTTCTTGTTGTGTTTTTGTTTGTTACAATGGGTGCTGGCTCTGCAGATGCAATGCGCTCTTCTGCTGGTTCTATGGGAGCTGCTACTGTCGTCTCTTTATTTTTCTTCGGTTCACACTCCCCTTTTTTATTACGATGAAAACCTTTGGGGCAAGGATTTTTTCGTGTAGTATTTTTTTTAGTTTTAGTAGCATCCATTGTTATATATATCTTATATATTTTTATATAAGATATACACATTACATTACATTGTATAATTTGTATTTATTTAGCAATGTTTCTACCCGTGTTAAAACTTCTTTTTTTTCTAAATTATAAGCTCTAATCGACTGCAAACCATCCTCAAATGTTTTCCATTCCATTTTACTCACTTCTGTATCTTGATATGCCATTTGATTCTCATTTATATTTTCCATTTGCGCCACATAATATTTATGTTTATAGGATTTATAATTTGAACCAGTAAAAATTTCTTCAAATGGCACCAAGTTTTGAATGATATTAATAGACAAGCGTGAGTATCCTGTTTCTTCTTCAAATTCTCTCAAAGCACACAATAAATCCTTCTCTTGGTTATTATGTCGGCCCTTGGGAAAGCCCCACTCGGTTTCGAGCCATTGACTATTCGATTCATTTATTAATGTTTCTAATGAATATTCAGTATCATTCGTTGTCACACCATATTTTAATGTTTCAAATTTATCACGTGAATTTTTCTCCTCTCCACGGTATTGGGTATTAATATCATTACCCCAAAGATTCTTCCACAAGGTATCAAAATCATTCGTTAAAATGCGTTGCTTTTCTTCCACCGTCATTTCTGAAATGATATTTATCAAATAGATCTTGCTGTAAATATTATATTTGCCACGCATAAATTCAACGTAACCAATCGTATCTTTACGCCGAATAAGTAAATACTCGCGGACGCCTGCTGCGTTTATACGGAATACAATAATTCCAACACTCGTAATGGGTTGCTTACATTGATAAAAGATATGACCTTTGGTCCCACAATTATTGCAAAAATTATTTATGTTCATTCGGTATATCTTTATTTCGGTATATGTTTATATTATTTATATCATTTATTATAATGGCGTTAGATCCGACAGTATGGGGCCCGCATTATTGGTTTGTATTGCATACGATTGCTTTAACCTATCCATCAAACCCAAATGAAACTATTAAGAAAAAATATTATGATTTTGTCCATAATATTCCATTGTTTTTACCCATCTCAATTATTGGGAATAAATTTAGCTCTCTACTTGATAAATATCCAGTGACGCCTTATCTCGATTCCCAACAATCTTTTGTTAAGTGGATGCATTTTATACATAATAAAATAAATCTCTCGTTGGATAAACCTGAATTAACAATGGAAGATGCAATGGTTCATTATTATGAACACTATAAGCCCAAGGCTATTAAAGAAAAGGAACAACGAAAACGACGTGAAAAATATGTGTTTATGGGTTTAATTCTAGTAATCATACTATTGACTCTTTACCTTTATAAAAAATAATAAGTATAAAAAATAATAAGTATAAAAAATAACAAGTATAAAAAATAACAATATATAATATATGAAAAGCATTAAAAAAAAAGAAAGAAGAAAAAATAATAAAGGAACACGCAGAACAATGGGCGGACGCGCCATTGATGCAGGTAGTTACGGCTGTGTGTTTAAGCCTGCGATCAAATGTGCAGACAGTACGATTCCTTACAGTAGTAAAAATATATCGAAATTAATGTATAAAGAAGATACTGACGCGGAGTTAATTGAAATGGCAAAAGTGAAAAAATTCGTGGAGCGTATACCCAATAAAGAAGATTATTTTTTAATTTCCAATACATATGAATGTCAGCCTGACAAATTAAATGAAGAAGATTTATCCTATTTTGACAAAAAATGCCGCCTATTTACCAAACGCGGCATAACGAGCAGCGAAGTGAATAATAAATTAAACCTAATGTCGCTCATTGTAATGCCAAATGGGGGCTTAAATCTGGAGAAATTCTTTTTGAAAATGTTTGAAATGCCAGAAAAAGAGATGCATCAACTATTTATAAATACAAATACAGCACTTATTAAATTATTGGTCAATGGGATTGTCCCACTAACCAAAATGGGGTTTAATCATTATGATGTAAAAGCCGGAAATATATTGATATCGGAAGATGGTCGCGCACGTCTCATCGACTGGGGTTTAGCAGGTGAGAATGATGGGCTAACTGTGCCGGAAACAATACAAAACCGCTCGATTGCATTTAATATGCCTTTTTCTGATATATTTTTTAATAATTTTGTTAAAACGTGGTTGGCTGAATCCTTTCATAAAATAAGAGCATCGCCAAATTTACGTGATAAAACGACAGGCCAAAAAGAATTATTGAAAATTGTCGCAGTAAATATGATTAATGAATCGATTGCGAAAACAAGCGAAGGTCATTATGATTATATTACAGGTGATATATTACACGATATATATAAAGTGTATGCTAGTAAAAATATTTATAATCGTGTAGATTACAATATTCTCACAACAAATGTCTTGGTTGAATACGTCCACGCAGTGTTGGTGGCTTATGTTAATGAAAATGGAAATTTTGATGATGCCAAATATTTTTATGATGTGTTCAGTAAGAATGTAGATATATGGGGATTTTTATTGTCCTATGTGCCCATTATTGAATTTGGTGCCGAGAAATTTCATATTGATATTGTGAATGCAGTTTGCCGAATATTGTTAAAATATTGTTTTAGCCCTGAGTTTGCAACAAAACCAATTATATTAAATGAATTGACATTAGATTTGCAGTCACTTAATGCAATTGCTTCAGGAGTTGTTAGAAAACATTCTAAATCACCATTGGTAAAATCGCGATCGAGAAAACGCGAAGGTATGGCGAACGGACAATCAAATAATTTATCGATTCGTAAATTTGATTTGAATAATAAAGATATTACAATGGATTTTTAATATATATAATTTTAAATAATTAAATATATTAGAGAGATGAAGATTGAACTCATAATTATAGGAATAACCATATTTTTTATTTTGAATACGCATACTGACGGAAAATATGTAAAAGTTGTCAAATCGTGGAAAAAATATTATCAAATGGCTGGTATAGGCTTTATTGGGTTATCTGCTTACATTTTTATGCGAAAATATCCCTCGCATTCACAAAGTTTATTAACACACGCCAACGGAATGATCAAATATATGCCAATTGATAAGGAAGCCGGTGATTTAATCTCGCCCTTGTTATCGATGTATGGGGCTGCAGGTATGGGCGGTGCAAATATGATGGGCGGCGGCAACCGGTTTGCACAGCAAGAACAAAGAATATTAAATTCTGGCAGGGGGAACAATGCAAATGGTTCTGCCAATAAAGGAAACGTCAAGCGTTCAGTGAGTGAGACCAAAAAGAAATATGTCGCCGCTGAGCAGGGTTGGAAATGCGGTGGTTGCAAAAAACAATTGCCAGCGTGGTTTGAAGTAGATCATAAAATCCGCTTAGATAACGGTGGATCGAATAATGTAGATAATTTGGTCGCTTTATGTCGAGATTGTCACGGAAAGAAAACCGCATTCGAAAATTTATAAATTATAAACTTTTCTAATATTATACAAAGATGACTGAACCAAATAATATAATTAAAAAAAAAATAGATGAAGCGAATGAATTCAAAGCGGATGTTAAAAGTAGTAGTGAACGTTTTAAAAATTTAGCAAGTGACCTTTCACGAAAAGAGATTAGTTTTAATTTTATTGACAAAATTTCGCGAAAGGTTTACACGAACGAAAATCACTTGATGAAAGTGGAATTTGCACAATATGCTATGTTAGTTGTTTTGCTCTATGTCTATAATCCGTTAAGTATCAATACAAAATACCCTGCCTTTTCAAAATTATTAGTTTTGGTCGTTGCTTTCATATATGTCATTTTATTTTTCTTTATCAAAACAAAAGTAGAAGGAAATGAAGATATTAAAATTAGAGGGGATCAATCTTTTAAAGGAGCCGAGGATGTCGATTTGATCAAACCATCCGAGAAAAATATCATATTTCAATTTATATCTGTTCTTATTGCATTCTTTATCTTTATGTTAGCTATAAAAGGGTTTGTTTGGCTTTTAATTAATACGAAATTACTAAATGTGTTTAATCATCTAATGGGAATAGTTACTTTAATCGGCATCGGTGGTATTATCTATTTAGTTATGAAAAAAACAATAAATAAAGCAAAAAATGCAACAGGTAAAAGTTTTTTGAAATTGTTTTTAAAAATTGTCCTATATTTGCCTTGTTTGTTAGCGGATTTTGCTGAATATATTAAATATGAATTTAGCTTGACAACAAAACCCGTATGGATCTTATGTGGAATTGAAGCTGGTTTTGTTGCTTTGTGGCTTCTGGTGCCTTATCTATTTGATAAAATTATGAGCACTGGTAGCACAAAGCTATTAAGAGAACCTGTAAACTTAAATGAAGAAATTACTATAGGCAATTTTCCAAAGGGCACCAATCGAAATGATTCTGAAATACCAATTGACAAGTTATACAGCAATATGGTGAATGCAAAGGCCAAGCGAGATATTGAACAAAAAGAATCTGAATCATTAGACAATTCACCAGAGACTGAAAGGAATTTTCCTGACCCTGAAATGCCCAAAAATAAATATCTAGCTTGGCTTTACACCAAAATCAAAAACTTTACGTGGTTGAAAGTAAACTTTACAAAACATCCGCTCTATACTGATTATCTCTCTGACCGAAATGCATATACTTATTCCATCTCTGGATGGTTTTATTTGAATCCGCAGCCACCTAATACGAGTGAATCGTATTCAACCTACACAAACATTTTGAACTATGGAAAAAAAGTTTGCATCGAATACAATGGAAAATTAAATAGTTTAAGAGTGATGGCATCCGCGCCATTGACCAAATCAACTCAGAAATCTACTAATAGTGTGGATACGAACAATACGTTAATTGAAGTTTTTGAAACAAAAGATATAATTTATCAAAAATGGAATAACATTGTTGTAAATTATGATAACGGTACTATGGATGTCTTTTACAATGGTGTATTAGTTGGTACACAATCTGGTGTAATGCCATATATGTCATTTGATACGATTGTTGCTGGATCTGCTGGTGGAATAATGGGTGGTATTTGCAATGTGAATTACTATAGAAACATATTGCCTGAAAAAACAATTAAATTAAACTATAAAACATTACGGATTAAGCAATTTCCCTATATTTAAACAGGTTTAAGAATAAAAATAAAAGAATAAAAGGGGGGCAAATTCAGTTATATTTAGATATACATATATTAATTATACATATATTAATGATCCATATATTAATTATAAATGATCCATATATTATAGTTAATTTCTATTCTATAATATATATAAAATGGATATAAAACAGATTGTTATTATCATTTTTGTTTTATTAGTTGTGCTCTATCTCGTCATTAATGCATTTTCGAAAACATCGCAATTGACAAAAATGGCAGATGGAAAGATAATGCAAATGATCAAAGCCAAAGATTTGAAAAACTCAAACAATTCGAGTAATTTTACCTATTCAATGTGGATTTATGTAGATGATTGGAATTATTTGTATGGACAAGAAAAAAACGTATTAGATAGAGCAAATTCGCCAACTGTGGTTTTAGGCGATAAACCAAACACATTAAAAGTCTTTATGAACTATTTTGATACTGCCAAATCTATTAACGGTGTTGATGGGTCGAGCACTGGACCGACACCTACTGCGGCACAAACAGCTGCGTGCGCTAAGGCGGCCGACGCGTGTAATGCGGGCTATACTTGCGCGTGCGGAGCGTGCGGCCCCAACGGCATTCCTTATGGCGATATATCCGGAAATTCAACGGACGGCTCTGCTGGTGGGCCAAATGCGTCAACCAGTATCAACACGTGTTTGATTGAAAACGTCCCGATTCAAAAATGGGTCAATATTATTGTCAGCTTATACGGGCTGACATTGGATATATATTTAGATGGTAAATTGGTTCGAACGTGTGTAATGCCCGGTGTCCCACAAGTAAATAATAATGCTAATATTTTTGTTTCCAATAACAAAGGTTTTAGTGGCTGGACGACAACTTTTAAGTTCTGGTCTGATGCTTCTAATCCGCAACAAGCCTATAATATTTATAAAGCTGGATTTAGTGGAAGTATTTTAGGAAATGCAATTAGTAAGTATAGATTGAGAGTATCTATGGTTCAAAATAATAAAGTAAAGGGTAGTTTTGAGATTTAGAGATGCTTTTAATTTGAATGCTTATTAGATATGCTTAGATGTTTTAGGCTTGATAACATATATTATATTTTATATAATATATATAAGAATGGGTATATCAGAAGCCAGAGTTCAATTACAGCAATTTTCATCAAATCAATACGTGCAGGGAAGTAAACAATTTTTACAATCAAATAGCATCGTAGCCAAATTCGCCTTTTTGATATTGGTATTGATTGTCTTTATGATGTTATTAAGTTTAGGTTCCTTTATATTAAATAAGGTATTTTCACCAAATCATAATCCAATTTTAATTGACGGTATGATTAATTCACAGCAGATGATGATTATTCCCCAAGATCCATCAAAACGTGGTGCCAAGCCGATTTATCGTTCAAACAATCAACGTGAAGGGTTAGAATTCACTTGGTCGGTTTGGATTAATATCGCGGATTATTCCTATAAACAAAATGAGTTCAAGCATGTATTCCATAAGGGAAATAATAATATTTCGACCTCCGATACAGGCGGCGGCGTCGCCGGAATTAATTACCCAAATAATAGCCCAGGTCTTTATATAACACCAATCAACATAGATGCAAAAAATGGTAATACCGCTGGTCTATTAATTAAAACAAATTCCTTTAACCAAATTGACGAGGATGTTATGATTGACAATATACCTTTAAATAAATGGGTAAATATAATCATTCGCGTCACCAAACAAGCGCAAATGGATGTGTATATTAACGGAACTTTGGTGAAACGGCATATGTTGGCTGGTGTTCCCAAGCAAAATTATGGTGATGTTTATGCTTCGTTAAATGGTGGATTTAACGGTAATACATCAGAGTTACGCTATTTTGAGAAAGCCATTAGTACGAGTCAAGTTCAATCGATTGTGAATAAAGGTCCTAACGCTAAACTAGTGACAGGATCTACGATGGGTTCGGATAATAAATCGAGTAAATATATCTCGACACGATGGTATTTGCAAACGGCGCAATCAGTATAGAGCAAATCAATGTTTAAAATATAATAAAATTTTTATATTATATTTTCATATTATATTTTATTCTCTCAGATTCGGGTTAATGCAAATGGCTTCAGTCGGGAAAATATCACCTGACATACATACATCGCCTTCCCCAACATTTATGCAATTGCGAAAGCCACGGTCTTCGCCAATATAACAAAACCCTGATTTTGATGTCGGCTTCATTTGAATGCTACTCGTGGAATCATCTGCTTCCGGTATAACTGGTAATTTTTTACTTCTTTTCTCTGGTTCGGCCGGTTGATCCAGCGGCGACGTTTTACTGGAAGGTGCTGGTTTTACATTCTTGTTGTCAATATTATTAATGATTGGTTTCTTATCTAAGGTTTTTTCTAATTTTTTCACAGCCGCCTCATTATTTTTTTTTGAAACAGAAGCTACAATCGGTCCTTTCTTGTTGTCTTTTCCACTGCCTTCAAAGTTTGTATTGAAATATCTATTCGAAAAATCCAAGACCGGATCATAGAGATGACTCATACTCATATCCGTAGGTTTCAATAAGAACAGCATCAGATTCATAAGGAGAAAAAGAAGAATTAGAAAAATAAATAAATAACGCCAAATGGATGTTTTGACTGCTACTGCTGCACCTGTTGCTGCTACGCTTGCTTTGCCTGTTATGGATGATATGCTTTGAGCAATATCAGGAGATGTAAGTTTTTCTGGCACGCTTAATAACCGAGAGGCCGAAGATTTATTCGATGAAAAAAGGTTAGATGCTTTCTCTGATGCTGCATTATAAATACCTTCAGACGAACGAGGTTCTGAGCCTGATAAACTATCTTTAATTCTTTGCAGAGACATTTAATGTATATATATATATAGTATAAATGTCCGGAACGTATTTAGATTTAATCAAGGCTATCCGGAATGGTGATAGTAAAACAGCACTAAAGATGATTGCTGATGGTTATGAGCAAAGAGAGATAAAGAAAGGTCAGAATACCGCGTTAATGTGGGCGTGTCAATTGATGTTAGATGATGTGGCGTTAAAATTAATAGAAAAAGGTGTGGAAGATGTCGGACACATAGGACACGGTGATACTGCATTAATATGGACATGTTATAACAAGATGGAAAAAGTGGCGTTAAAACTATTGGAGACGGGTAAATCCAAACCGGGACACGTGAATGATATTAAATTAACGGCCCTTCTCTATTGTGTTCAGGCCGAAAAAAATGCCATGGAAAAAGTGGCATTGACATTGATTGATATGGGGAAGGACGCAAATCTCGCACAAGATGATAAAGATGGCAAAACGGCATTAATTTGGGCTTGTAAAAATAATTTGGAAAAAATTGCATTGGCTTTGCTGGACACTGGCGAAAACCATCCCGAAAAAGTGACAAAAAAATTTAAATGGACGGCATTAATGTATGCGTGTTATGAAAAAAATGAAAAAGTGGCGATGGCTTTAATAAAAAGTGGTAAAGCGAATCCCGAGAACGTAAATAAAGAAGGGTGGACGGCATTAATGTATTCTTGTGATAAAAATTTACCAGAAATTGCATTAGCTTTATTGAGAACAGGAAAAGCCAGACCATCACATGTAAGTAAAGAAGGGTGGACGGCTTTAATGTATTCTTGTTCAAGTGATAATAAAAAAATGGATAAAGTTGCCCTTGAATTATTGTCGACAGGCAAAGCCAGACCGGAACAGGTCACTAAATTTGGCTTAACCGCATTAGCGTGGGCTACAAGAAAAAATAAAAAGAATGTTGTGTTGGCATTATTAAAAACGAAGAAAGCCATGCCAGAAATAATAAGTAAAATTCATAAAAATAGTGTGCTCATTAATGCGTGTAAAAACAAAATGACCGATGTGGCCTTAAAAATATTGGACAATTGTAAAGCCAAGCCTGCACATATTCAAACAGATGGTTATACGGCACTCTATTGGGTGAATAAAAATCATTTATCAAAACAACTTAAAGAGAGATTAGAGGAAATGTTGGTGAAATGTAAGGCGAAGCCAACCCGTAAGGCGAAGCCAACACGTAAGGCGAAGCCAACACGTAAGGCGAAGCCAACACGTAAGGCGAAGCAAATAAATAAAACAAAAAAGACCAAAAGGGCCAATAAAAATAAAACAAAAAAAAATTTATCATAACTTCATTTTCCAGCTGCGCCTAAACTCATAACTTTTCGGCACAATCAGTTTCTTAGTATTGCGAATATCAATTGGTGTGAAAATCTGGTCTTGCGGATTTGTGCTGCAATCAAATGTTCGAATATTGATGTATTCATTATGTAAATTCCACCTCACATTTTTCAGGCTAGTTATATCATCACAACCCGCCTGTTTATAGGTAAGACTATCCCGTTTCGAAATAATGCGTTTAAACCCATCAAACGCTCGTGCAATACGTTTGTCAGCGATATCGTAAAACTGGCTACGGTCAATCGTGAGACCTGCTGCTAAACAGCGGTCATTCATTGCATTGTCTTCAATGCCCCAGCCCCAGAAATTCGGGAAGCCTTTGGTTTTTTCAAAATCCGCTCCTTTAATAGCAAACATACCACCGAGTGCAAATTGATAACCATAGAAATGCCTAACAACACCGGTTGTGGTCTGGTAATCAATGAGACCTTTACTCGCTGGCCACGTATCCACATCGTGAAATATAAAAGTGATGTCTTTATAAGCCTCCGGATATTTATCCCGCATTGCTAGAAATCCTATATTCTTCATTGCGCCGCGATTGAAAGGCCGATAATCATATTGATGCGCAAAATAGATTTCATATGGATCGCTGACAGCCGTATCTGCTAATATAGTTTTCATATTTTCCAAAAACAGTGCTTTATCATTTATTCTATCTCGGTAAGGAATAATAAATATTCGAGTCGGTATAGACATATATTATATAATGCACATATATATATTACGCCGCATTTTGATCCCGCGGTAACATAGCCGAATTCATTTTTTCCAAGCGTTCGATTGTCTTATCTAAATTAGAACGTTCTACACCGGCAAATAAATAATCTACATTGAGAGATTCTTCGTTCTTCTTGACATCTTTATACACGATACCTATTTTTTTGATAATGGTGTCGAGTTCTGTTTTATTCGCAATAATATCTATTGTAGCATCAAATGGGTCTGTTAAAATCGATATAGCGTAATAGATAAGAAATTTGCGACGTTTTTTCACTCCACTCATATATTTAATGCTAAAAATCTCCAATAAAGCATTGACAATTTTCGTCATCAGTGGATTTTTCTTATTGGCGCATTCGTGTAAAATAATATCCCAGACTAACCAAATAATATCGTTTTTAAATTTATCTTGAATGGGTGCGAATTGGCGCGTTTCACCCATACATAATTCTTTTTTCTGTTTACACTGTGTTTCGTATTCGAGAATCCATTCCAACCAATAACATGCGCTCACACTATTTTTCGATTCTTTGGTCAAATGATAAGCGAATTCATTCATTGCAATAAAGAGCTCTTTGGGGTCATCCGGTTTGAAAATATCTTCCACATATTTAATTGTAGGCGCTTTCAGTCGCGAAGCCATATGTGTCATATTAAATTCATCCGCTTTCTGTATTTTGATCGCTTCGAGACTATGTTTTTTTCGCGAATGGCAGAGAACACTAATAATTTCGGCAAACAATTGGCGAATTTTTATGTTATTGCGCATTGCCAATTCATTGCCAATATAGCCAGTCGATAAAATGTCTTTAAAATTTTTAAAGCGCATTGCAATATAGATAGGCAGTTTAGGGTTACCCAAATGGATATAACGACTAATGAAAAGAATAATATTTTCCCATAAATCGCCATAATGGCCTGCACAGATAAGTTCGGCAGCCCAATAACAAGCTGGCTCGACTTTGGATGTAATTAAACAATTGATTAATTCAGCTCTAACTTTAGATTTTTGAAATTTAGAAAAAGTAACCCCTTTAAATTCGGCGCTACTTCTTTTATCATTAATGTCAGTATCATTCATAAATTATATATATAATACATATATACAAATGCCTATTGCAAACACACTAAGAAAGGCTAAACATTCTTTTAATATATTTTCAAAAACGACCTTATTACACAAAATTTTATATTTTTTGGCTTTTTTAATTTGTCTATCTCTCATCTTTAATTATGGCAAACAGCAAGTAGAAGGTTTTGAACAACCCAAAACAAATGAATTTAAAACAAATTATGAAGTGCCTGATGTATATGATGATTTTTATGCAACGATATATGATGATTTAGTTTTTAACAAGAATAAAAACGATTATGAAATTGGGAAATGGATTACTCATACAAAACCCACCGAGAAAAGTGTCGTTCTGGATATTGGTTCAGGCACAGGCCATCACGTAAGTAGTTTGAAATCACACGGATATCAAGCTATAGGTATTGATATCTCACCAAGTATGGTTAAAAAATCACAAGAAACATATCCAGAATTGAAATTTCAAGTTGCTGATGTAACTAATTCTGGTATTTTTCAACCCGATTCCTTTACCCATATTACCTGTTTCTATTTTACCCTTTATTATATACAAAATAAGCGGGCTTTTTTTGACAATTGTATGCGTTGGTTGACCCCGGGTGGCTTTCTGGCCGTGCATGTAGTGAATCGTGATAAATTTGATCCCATTTTACCTGCAGGAAATCCATTTACGATTGTTTCTCCTCAAAAATATGCCAAGAAACGCATCACAACTACAACAGTGAAATTTGATGAATTCGAATATAAATCAAACTTTGATATGAAAGAAACGATTTCCAGTGATACTGAGCCAAATGCAATAATGAAAGAAACGTTCAAAAATAATAAAAATGGTAATGTCAGACAAAATGAACATAAATTGTATATGCTAACACAGGCGGAAATTTTGGATATTGCCAAGGCTTCCGGCTTTATTATTGATTCGAAAATTGATATGATCGATTGCCAATATGATAGTCAATATGTTTATATTCTGCAAAAACCGACTTGAATATAGGGTTTGAAAACAGTAAATAAAATATTCTAGTATTACAATATTTTATTATGTTTGTAGTCAATACCTATTTTTTAAGGTTGCTATTCTACTTCTTTCTCTCAGTTTTAATTATTTACATCATCTTAACTGCCTATCTGCGCATTAAAATGCCTTTTTGGCGAACACAACCTGTCTTTCATATTTATAATTTAAAGTATTGGCTGAAACCACCCGGCTTAATAAATAAAGCTCCGCCACCCGTCAATAAATTTGTAAATTTAAGTAACAATGCGCTAATTCCAGTAGATATAAGCGCAGCACATGCACAAGCACAAGCACTAGCACAAGCAAGTATAAGCAACTCGAAAATATGTAAGTTTATTAGTGATTATTATGTCATTCACGAATCGGCGCTCTATAACCCAAGTGAACAAGATATTCTAGCTTATTTACAAAGCAACAATCAACCATCCTTTTTTAATGTTTACCAAGAATCCCCTATACCCTTCGGCCCATCAGAACGAGAGATTATTGGCGCCATTTCAGGCCGTGTATTGAATGTCACTTTGAACAAAAAGAAAAAGCGATTAAATTTTCCAGTTTATTATATAGATAACTTATGTGTGAATCCCGGCTACCGTAAGAAAGGCATTGCACCTGAGATGATCCAAACGATGTATTATAGAATCTCTCGGGAAAATACAAAGGTCAATGCATATCTCTTTAAACGCGAAGGCCAATTAAACACTATTGTTCCACTCGTCTGTTACAATACATATGCGTTTACAATGACGAACTTCCAGAGTGACACACTATTGAATCCCGCAATGAAATTGATTGACATCGGCATCTCTCAATTAAATTTATTTATGGCCTTTCTAAAGAGTCAATTACCTAATTTTGATTGTATTATTTTGCCCGATGTATCGAGCGTATTGAATCTACTTAAACTCGGAAAAATAAAAATATATGGTATTCTTTTTCAAGGTGACCTTATTGCTGTCTATATTTTTCGACTCTTAGAACTTTATTATGACAAGAAAAAGGCGAGTGAATGTATTACGATTCTCTCAAATTGTCAACCGGAAATTTTGGTTACAGGGTTTGCATTAAGCTGGTTAAATATAAACGCAGCAAATCAATCAGAGATTATTCTTATCGAAGAAACGGCACATAGTAAGACCGTTATCAAATCACTAGATAAAAAAACTATAAAATTTAAAAGTCCAACTGCATTTTTCCTGTATAATTATGCTTCATATTCGGTTGCCAGTTCGAAAACATTATTATTTTATTAAAAAATTGAAATCGCCATAAGTATTTGAATCAAATGCAAACTAAGAACAAACAAAGAGAATGATGTCAATGCAAATGAAGAAGCAAAATGTTGTTGTTGAAGATAGTCTACTACGTAAACGTAGCAAGAAGCATCAACGTAGTAATAAGCGTAAAAATCATAGCCACACGTCAGGGGATATGATTCAGCAACAACGCCGCAAAGAAAAAGAGTTGTTGAAGATATGGAAGGCTATGAGAGACGACGAAAAGAAAACTAAATCGATCATTCGAAAACAAGCGCAGGTTGTGAGCCGAAACGAGAAGGAATGTTTCAATGAAACTGATTATGAAATTTGCGGAGAACCGGAGGATCGATGTATTTTCAAATGCTGTCCATGATACATGGAACACAGCAGTTATTAATGCTTAACGCGTATGGCTTGCTTAACGCGTATACTTGCTTAACGCGTATACTTGCTTAACGCGTATACTTGCCAACCCGTGCGAAAGAATCAACAATAAAAATAATAAAAACACCTAAAAACGAATATAAAATAACTTCTTCCATCACATGTCCAGTTTTTTCATCTTTTTGCTCTTCTAATAAATGAATCATATAATTTAGTTTCTCAAGCATTTGATTTTTATTCATACTACTTGAATGTGTGTTATCTCCGCCGGAAGCTTGATTAAAATAAGGCACATATTGTTTATAATAATCGGAAGCATAAGTTTTAGGTAAAGAATTGAAGCCTTCATAACTGTCTAATGGGGCTGGGTATTGTCGAGTTTTAACTGCAGTCAGAATCGTATTTTCCTCATTTTTAGGCTGATTAACAATCGTTGGCTTTTCATAATCAATATTTACATTGTTTTGAATAGAATCGGTCCCCATCATTGCATTTTGGCCCATTGCATTTTGGCCCATTGCATTTTGGCCCATTGCATTTTGGCCCATTGCATTTTGGTCCACTGCAATTGGCGTTTTCGATGAAACCTCAGCTCTAGGTGGGGGATTAAAATCAGCTAAACCACTAGAATCGTCATTGTCATTTTCATACCCATTCGAGTTATTAATTAATTTTAACATATTTTGCACATTATCCGTATTTCCAGTAGAATTTAAGTCACTACTCTTTACGCTATTATTTGTATCGTGCCTTTTTTTAATCGTTATATTATGTCTAACTTGTTTCTTTTTTTCTAATTCAGACATATTACTATTTATAGCTGAATTATCATTTATTTCTGAATATTGTAAATATCCTAAAGATGTCATTATCTATATGAAAATAAGATATTTTTATTTTCATAAAAACCCATCTATAAAAAAGAATCCAGTGTAATAAATAAGAAAAATATTAATATAATATAAATGTGTGTTCAGACTGAAATTATTATACTTTTTTTCTTAATTTCTTTTTTGGTTTATACAATGCCAATGGTTTTAGTAAAATTTAGTAAAACGTCAAAAGGTCAATTTTTACTAGTAATGTTAACTATTGTAATCACTTTGTATAATAAGGTCGGTGGAATTTTGATGGCTTTGTTAATCATATTTTTATCGGAATTTAATTATGAGTTCAATAATGGTATTATATATGAAGGGTTCGACCCCAGTATGGATGTTACTACATTAGGTTATAGTAGTTCCGTCCCGAGCATAAAAAACAAAAATAAAATGGACCAATTGGCTGTGTCAGAGCAATTAAAATCCAGACCATCTTAAATACAGTTTTGTATATAAAAATATATGGATATAATATATGTTGTATTTAGACTATATTTTATACATAATAATAATAATTCTATTATACATTTTTGTCAATAGAATAATCAACACGAATGATGATGGCAAAACGAAAGAAGGATTTGAACACGAAGGAAAAGGTAAAGTTTCCGTTACTCAGGGAAGACCATCCGAAATTGAATATGCTGAATATGTATATTTCGACAAGGCAACCTTTTCTACTAAAAATATGGATGTGAAATCAATATTAGACCAATTAATTCTTAAAAAAACGGACAGCATCATTGTCGGTCCAGAAGCATTTGGACTCTATGAAAATGACCAGTCAGCCGAATATGATTATTTGGTTATTAAATTTAAAAATCCTTATACAGAGGTGAAGGATGGAAATACTGAAGCTAATGATGGTGTATGGTGGTGGAGTAAGGGAGACTCAGTCTCTTTGAAATTTGGCAATGGTTCACCAGACCCTACTTGGTTTAAGATAGTTAAAGCATTATATAAAGTTGCAGACTTGTTAGCTATTTTAATCCTTGATAATCCGAATAAAATGATATCAAATATTGTAACGCTTAATTTGTTTGGTTTTTCATTACCGAATTTTGCTGCAAAAATAGGGGATGTTATAAAAAAGTTTATTAAAAATTTAATAAAGGTTGCAAAAAATATATTTAAAAAAGTATTTGGATGGGTTAAAACTGCTTTTAAAAAGATAGTGTCAATCCTAAAAGATCTCCCCGGATTTCTTTCGGGAATTTTCGAGTATATAATAAATTTTATAATAACCGCGGTTGATAAAACATTTGCTTTGATTGAACGACTATTCAAATCAGTCGTCAAAATAATAAAAACGATTATTAATTTGCCTTTGAAAATTTTTGATATACTTGGAAAACTTGTTGACATTATTATTAATTTATTTATAATGATCATCAATTTACCTATAACCATTTTAAATATGATTATTGCATTCCAAGAAATAGGAATGGATATTATGAATAAGACTCCAACAATTCCTTTTCTGAATATGTTTTTTCAATAAAAATATAACATAAATTATTTTTATAATGTTATAATAATAATGACTGCAAAAAATAAAGATTTATTACAAAATAAAGATATCGGATTCATACAAAATATAAATCAGACCTATTTAAGACACATCAATGAGAGTAAATTTGTTATTGGTATTGCAATGATTCTTTTAAACGTCGGTTCCAAGTATGTTGATTTTAAATTTACCAAATCACAAGAGCAACTGTTGCGAAATGGTATTGCTCGAGAGATTCTCATTTTCACGATTGTATTTATGGGCACACGTGATATTATGTATGCAATCATTTTGACTGCATCCTTTATCATATTGTCTGAATATGCTTTTAACGAAAAAAGTGAGTATTGTTTAGTTCCGGATAAATTTAAGAAAATATCGGCACTCATTGATACAAATAATGATGGAATTGTTACGCCGGAAGAAGAAGCCAAAGCTCTAATTACTTTGAAAAAGGCGGAGAAAAATCGTGATCAAAATATGCATAATAAATTTAGCACATATTTAAACAATATGAATAATAGTATAACGAGTTTGACTAATTAATACATTTATATACACAATAAATTTATGTATATAATATAAGATTATAATGTCATCTAAAAAAGATAAAGAAAAATCAGATACAATAACCATAGAAACCACACAATTAAAAATAAATATTAAATCAACTGGCGATCTAACAACCAAGGAATTTGATTTAATTCCATTTCATCCGAATATGGCCGACTTACGTGATTTAAGTAATAATAGTTATATTCTCTTTCCCTCTTTCGTGAAAATTACAATGAAAGATTTAAAAAAAGCTGGCGTAGGTGAAGATTATCCCAAGGTATTTATGAATTTGGATAAGTATATTAAATTAATCAAATATGTCACCAACCCAGACAAAGAAGAAGATTATACATTGATTATTGATAAATCGCAGGTGAAAAATTATACCGTATCATTAGCGCAAAATGCATTTTCCGATTTGGTGGCCGATAATATGAGCGATGCGATCACCATACAGAAAAACGAACCTTTGACCAAAGAAGAAATCATTGTGAATAATATCGAATTAATCAAAAGTATCTTTTTACCTGTCAAAAGTCATTTCTTCATCCTAGGTAATGACTATGTGATTGGGCAAAGCAAATATATGCCACCTTATGTGGCATCCAATGAAAAAAATACAAAATTAGAACACGAAACAGCACAAGTTATTCCGCTCGTCTATACGGTGCGTTTTGAATTGCAGCTCCTAGATGCGGCGAATAATCCTGATGCAGGTGATTTTAGTAAAATGACGTGCAAAGCCAAAAAAGGTAATATTGCCAAGGATATGAAAGATATTTTTGGCACCAATTTTGGCTATGTGGCAGAAAAAAAAGCAGCTATTCCATCGATTTTAAACACATCCAAGACGACGCAGAACCGCCAGTTTAGTAAATTGCAGAAAGAATGGGAAGAGCGGAATAAATTCGTGAAACAACCTACAAATGAACGTGAGCGGTTAGCGATCGAAAAAAATTGGACACCGATACAGCGAAAAATGGCCGAATTTGATAAGAAACAAGCCGAGTATAATAAAATTCCGCCGTTTTGGATTAAAGAAACAGAAGACTTGAATGAAAAATATAAGAGATTTACGGCTGATATGATGAAATTGTGGAAGGAAATGGCGGAGATCAAAAGAAGTAATGCGGAAAAAATAAAAGCAGACCCAACATCCGCAATAACTGAATCCGTTTTAAAAGATATGATTCAAGTGGTAACGGATAAAATGAGAGATGTAGGAAAGCAAGTGTTACTGAATGAACGAGAGAAAATGCCTGATTTCAAGCCGGAAAAAACCCCGAATATTGCAACCTTATTGAAGACGTTGGATGATTTGAACTATGATACAATTCTATCCACGGTAGAATCAAAGATAACAACGGACGAGTTTTATATACTTGCCAAAGAAGATGAACAGCGAACAATCGACTATAAATTCGTGAAACCTTTACTGGCTGAGACGGGGTTTTCAGAGAAAGAAAAAGATTTGATTTATTTAAAGGGTCAAGAGCAAACATTGATTGATAAAATTAATAGGTTAAGTGCACCGGATGCTTCCGCTGAAGACAGATATAATGTTGAATCAGTGAAAGTGGAGTTGGCCAAAGTGCACGCGAATATGCGTAAGAAAGAAGCGGACACTCAATTGATTACGCAAAAATACACAACGAAGCGGGATGACCCAAAAAAGGTTATTGTAGGTAATGTAATAACAGACAAATGGAAACTTTTATTGAAAGATATGGATGAGAAACGAAAATCGATTGAGGCTGAAAAAACAAAAGAAGAGAAGAAAATAATACAAGAAACAGTGAAAGATGAATTGAAGAAGAAGAAGAAAGATATAGATGATTTGCGTAAGGAACTCTTGATTGCAGATTATAAAGAAGGAAAAGAAGAAAATACAAGCAAATCAGAGAATGAAAGTTATGACAAAAAAGAGAAACCCTTAGATAGTGCTGAAACAATAAGAACGAATTTAGAAACAGCCAAACAGCAATATTTGGATATTTATGGTAGACTCGGGTTGTATTATCGTATCCAAGCCGAGATCACGTTACTAAGTGACGATTTAACCCGTATAAAAGAGTTGAAAGGATTGGTCGATAAAGATAAAGAGAAAATAACAGATAAAATAAAAAGTATTGTCTTGTCCTTGTCGAAGTTTTCAGATACAGAAAAGAAAATAGAACATGGAAAACCAGGTAATCCCACAATAGCAGCTTTACAAGTGGACAATAACAGATTACAAGGAGAAAGTGCAGCTTTTACCAATACAATAGATCGATTAGTTAAAGAAAAGGGGAATTACGAAGCCTACCTCAAAGTATTAAAAGGTATATCTGAAAAAAATGTGACGACTGATTTCGAAGCCAAAAAAAGCGAATTAATTAAGTTGGGTGATACTGTTCCAACCAAAAAATTAAATATACAAGCACCTACTTTGGTGGGTGGCGGCACTCGGAAGAAAAAAAACACATTGAAAAAACGGATGAAGAAATACAAGAAAACCAAGCGTGCCCGTTTAATAAAAATGAAAAAAACGATACGGAAATGGCAGCATAAGTTAATGCGAAAGAAGAAACGCACACGCAGGCGTAAAGTATAAGTATAAGTATTATTATATTATTTTATAACGAATAATATAATTCAAATAGACAATTTTTTAAATATCCAAGCTCACAATATTGCGATCACTCTTTTGTTTACGAGGAGGTTTGCTTGCCGATGGCGTTGAGGATTTTTTCGAAGAAGATGGCTTTTCTGTTTGGGCTTGCGGTCTATCTTGCGGCGAAGATTGTGGTCGATCTTGTGGCGAAGATTTGGCAGGCGGCCCTTGCGATTTATTGTCAGGAGGTAAAGCCACATTCATTGTTTTCAACCCCGATAGCAATTCATTAATATCGGTGGGGCCTTTCATCTCGGGTCGTGTCATAGGAGGCGGATTATTATCCACTCGACTGAACTGCTCTTGAATATTGATACCATCATTATTGCGTGCACGCATCAAATCCGGTCGGTTCGTCGGTGGGGCCGTGCGCTCATTCTGGCCGCGATTCACCTGTGTTTGCTGAGGCGGCGGCGGCGGGCGGTCATTGCTAGCACCGGGCATAAAATTTCCCATAAACCCACTGAAGCCGGGATTGGTATTTTGCATACTATTCACTGCCGCACTCGTAAACTGCTGCATCAGATCAGGATTTTGCCGCATAATATCATCCATCCCAGGCAACGACGATTTAAACATTGTATTCGTCATATGTACCATAATAGCCGAGCCACCGAGCTGAAACAGCAGCTTCAATTCCGGTGCCATTTTCGCCTTGGATTTGTATTTCTCGTGCAATTCGCCAAAGATCTCATCATAGTCATCGATATTTTCATTCACTTGTTCGGCCCAGCCATCGAGCTTCACATCAAACGGGTCAAATTTGGTATTGAGAAATTCCAAACCGGTAATAGCCGCCATCAACATCTTACCTTGAAATTTGCAACTGTTGGAGCGCTCTTTCTCGGCAATAATCATTTCGTATTCACCTTGCATTTCGGAGAGGGGAGAATCCATCGAGTATTTCTTGGTGAGTTTGGCCCCTTTCCGCTCAATCTCTTCGAGCTTTCGTAAGACCTTGAATTTTTCGAGGAGTGTTTCTTCAGGGGATAGCTTTTGTTTATCGGAGAGATTCTTATCAGGATTCAATGGCACATTATTGAATTTGGTAAAGCCATCCCACGTTTTGCCGTCATTTTGCGAAGAAGCGGCTGTTGCTTTACCGATTTTTGGTGCATCGTTCATACTGACAATACTACCAATCGAGACATTGTCGTCGAGTTCAGGGCCGGTATTGAGTTTCATACCACCACCGAATAGCCCTGAATTGAATAACCCTGATTTGGAAATAGCCGGAGCACTTTTTGGCTCTTCAACCAAATCATTTAATTCTTGCTCTAAATCATTCAAATCGCCTAAACCGATATCAATGGTTTCTTTTTTTCCTTTTCCATCATTTAAGCGCTTGTCATTCATTAACAATTCAATGCCGCCGCCAAAATTGACGGAAGGGCGTCCACTAGACCCCTTGCCATTCAAATCAATGGTCAAGTCATCGAGATTAATAATATCGTCAGTGATATCTTGCATTATTGTGTATTATATATAAATTATAACTTTAAGTTCTACGCAAAAAAAACATTTTATTATATTTATTTCTTCTTGGTTTTTCTATTTTTCTGTCCTCCTTTTTTGCTTGAATTGGAATCATACGTATCATTCATTATTTTTTTAATGAACTTTTTCGCTTTTTTCGCATTTTCATCATTATATTTAAAATCTCCATTTCTATCTTTATTATATTCAGTTTTATAGTCGTAAGACGTATCAAATTGGATAGTTACTTTAATGTGTCGATCGTTGATATAGGTGCCTTCTTTATCGCTATACATTATTTCTTTTTCAAAAATTAAATTATAATAACCTGAATATTCTCCTGCGTCTAAAGAGTCAGTATAGTTATATTTATTTTCTTTCATACAATTTATAATTCTTTGTAATTCTATTTTTCCAGTATCTGGACCAGGGTATTCTCTTTCCATTTTATATTATATTTATATTAAAACAAATAATTGCGTTTAATTGGCACCGAACATCCCCAAGAACCACAATAGGTAGTACAACACGTGGTTGCGCAGCATTTATTGATGATAGTGTTACAAATAGAACCAAGAAAGCACGAAAAGAAGAGTGGAAATTTCAGAGGAAAACAAAACCAGCAACACAGGCCATTGATATCTTCTTCTGTATTACCATAACCTGCCGTCGTTTGTACATAGCCGGAATACCAATATTCTGCAAAATCATTGGGACAAAAATCGCAACGTTTTTCGTCAATATTTTTATCAATATGTTTAGCACGACAACAATAATAGCATATTCCACAGCATCGGGCGTCCGGTGAATTATCTTTATAACAACCACAGCAATGGCGTTGATTTTCTTTTACTAGTGCGTTCGCTTTTGCTACTTCATTTGAATTAACAATAATCGCCATCTTTGTACATTGTTAATTAAAATAAAAAGTGAATTAACAATTCAATTTTTATATATATAAATGATGGAAGAATTCAAAAGGGATGGAGACTTGTATAAAAATAAAAACTATTATTCAATTGACTATTTGAAAGAAAATATTAAAGATTTCTCATTATGGGCTATATTGCATACGCAAACACTTACGCCAGATTTTTGTGTTGAATATCTCTTAGTTCCGGATAATAAATATGCAAAAGATGAAGAAGATGAAGAAATTTACATAAATAATGTTTTATATTGGCAACAACACATTACAAAAGAAGAATTATTAAATTGCGACTTTATGAAAAAATATAAAGAAAATAATAAAGCGTAATATTATTTATTCAAATACCAATTGCCTTGTAAAAAAGCATCCGCCAAATCATCTTTCTTCTTATGTTGTGTAAAATGCGGTAGCCAATCCGGACATCTCTCGTTTAATAATTTCAAAGTCACTGTAATCCCTTCTTTCTTGCGAGCCGAGTAGGTTGTCAAATCAGTTTCGATATCTTGATGGCCTTTGAGTTTATTAGCGGCCGAAACAAAAGCGATTTGTGTTTTATCGTGCATAATAAAATACTGGGCAATCATTCCTTGTAAGGTTTTCATTCGATTAGCAATAGGGCTAATTTGATTTTCAATAACAATATGTGTTATACTTGAGAGATGCTGTTTTAATTCTTCATCGAAAGCTTTTCGCATAGCAATACCGATTTGCACTAAATCCATATCGTTGGCTTTGGCGCCAGCAATTGTTGTTAGCATTTTCTGCTCGAGAAAGGTCGACACTACCTTGAATATATCTTCTTTTTTAATAGCCGTTGTCGGTAATGGAATACTATAATCAAGTATGACCTTCTGTAGATCACTTAATTTCATCTTCTTTATTTTTTTTGGAGAGATGGCAGGTAAGGGCATTAATAAGCCGGACTTTTTTGCGTGGGATGCACAGTAATAATTGTCTGCTTGTGCGAATTTAGCTGTTTTTATACAAGCCGAGCAGAGGGGGTCTTTGCCACAAAGATTGATAACATCCCACGCAATTATTTTTGCATCGGTCTGTGCTTGTCCGGATTGCATTAGACAGTAAGCTAAATTTTTAATCCCTACGTCAATACTTAATAACTTCATATAGCGTTATTAACTATTATATTTAATATTATTTATGATATAATAATGTCGGCAGATCAAATAGATAAATTGTTTTTGTTGATTAAATCCTTAGAAAAACAAATAAAACAACAAAATAAAATGATTGAAGAATTACAGAAAGAAAATAAATTAATTATTGAGAACACGACAAAAATGGGAAAACATATCGACTTTATTAATGGTGCTTATGAGAAATTAACTAAATCTTATTTATTTCGGAATATATTTTCTTAATTAGCCCTTGGCACATTCTTATACAACATTTCCGGCTGTGAAAATACAGGCGTCACCATACGTGATTGAAGAGTAAAATCGGTTAAATATAAATTTTTCATATCACTATCTTCATATCCAAATTTCTTTGTTTCATCCATTGACGATTTAAATAAATATGGTGAATTATTTGAAACTGGTTTACCAGTGCCATATTGAACTGTATTTGCAGCACATTCACCACAAGCACTCAGTTGATTGTATTTAATAATCGCGTCTGCATTTTTGGTTAAATAATCACGGTAGCTCCAATTGGATTTTATGTTCGCTTGTTCGCGAATATATTCATTAATGACAGCACCGGGTTGCCAATTTGCAAAATTTCGTCCATCGTTCATAATCGGCGGAAAATCAGGATGAATATTATTAGAACCAGCATAACATGTTCCCCAACTCATTTGTATATATATGAGATATAAAAATGAGTATATATAAAAATGAGTATATATAAAAATGAGTATATATAAATGAGTATATAACTATAATTGCTTATTTCTTAAGCAGTAGCAATAATTCCGGCTTTTTTAATTTTTTTGCTTCTTCCTTTGTAGCCAAATTTTTATCCGTTATAAGCTTTCGCAAGTCATCGACCTTCATTTGTTCGGTTGAAGGTGCATCGATTGATGAATGTGCGTCACTTGAAGGTGCATCGCTTGATGAATGTGCATCGCTTGAAAGTTCATCGATTATTTCTGTTATGGAAGATTCACTTGCACTAGCGATAGCATTAGATTGCCCTTCACTGCCTGATTCAAATGGCAATACTTCAAATGAAATTGGTATAATTAGTTGTTGAGTTAATTGTTCAGGTAAATTAACAATTTTAATGGTTTTTATTGTATCCACATTTTCTGAATATTCGACATCATCTTCCGAATCACTGCTGCTCTCAGAGTCGCTATCTGAATCAACATCATCGTCATCATCGTCTTCGTCGTCCGATACTACAATTTTGCCATCTTCAGATACAAACTTTCTCGCAGCAACAAGCGCTTCAGGTGCTGCCAGATTAGTAGAATTTAATGGTCGCATACATTCGCCGCCTGTTCTAATATCTTGTTGTACATTCGTAATAAACGCCGTTAAAACGCGGTTTTGTTTTTCCACAGACACTTTAATCTCAGATAAACGCAAATTGAAATACATAAAAAGTCCCGCCGAGCATAAAATCGTAATTAAAATAGGAACTAGGTTACTTCCGCAAATATTCACCATTATTTGAATATATATGATATATTTTAAATCATTATTGAACGAATTTAAATATCCAATTCTTGCAAAGTAACATTTGTATTATTAATTATTTCAAGTGGATATTCTAAATCTCTCAATACTTTAATTCCACCTTTGATATAAGAAATACCTTTTTCCAGTGTATAGGTGTATTTAAAGTCATTATTACTTGTTTCGATTTTCATATGGTAATTATGTATCTCTTTTTCTTTCTCTAAACGCCGACATAAATCCAAGAAGTGTGTCGTTAATACAAAATTAACATTGTCATATTTATTTAAATAAGTGAGATACGCAAAAGCACTGCTAATAGCTTCATAAGGATTCGTACCGGAATAGAGTTCATCAAATACGCAAAAATGTCTTAACTTTTTGCTAAAAGGGCCTGCTGCTTCGCTTGTTAACGCTTCTATCTTAGTCAAAATATCTTTACATCTTTTCGCTTCAGCTTGAAACAAGCTATCTCTCGCCGATGTATCCGGAATATTGATATAGCAATGAATCATATCATACGGTACAATATTGGCTTTCTTATAAAACCCATAACCCACTTGCTGCGACATAATAATATTAAATATAGTGGCCTTCAAAAGTGTTGTTTTTCCCGCTGCATTCGGTCCTGTGATAATCAAATGCTTATCAATCTTGTAACTATTCTTTACTGGTTTCTCGTTGACAAGTGAAGGGAAATAGGCATCTTTAAAGGTCGTCGTGGATGGCTTAAATTTGCAGATATTTATATTTTTCGCCGAAATATTCTTGCGTAATCCAGTTAAATTGTCGATATACCCATTCAGTCCAAAAGTGTATTGCAATGTGTCGTGTAATTCTTTATTTTTATACAGCTGATAAAAACACCGCATTGTATGCCCGATTTCCCCGATTTTGCTTATTCGAATTTTATTCGGCATCACCTTTTTAAAATCGTTATACACATAGTCGCAAATTTGCCGATGCTTCTCCATTGTTTCCATAAACGGTTCATATGTTTTTAGACCAGCGCATTGTGTTTTTAAGCTATCCATATTCTTCAGTGTGCTATCTAGGTAATCTCTCACTGTAAAAATTTGCTCGTGTATTTTGGTCATATTGTAACAAAACTTTCGACACGACATAATGTTTTGGTAAATTTGAATGACATAAAAGACGCCCGAACCTACGACATACATTATTTTTTCAAAGCTGGCATTGGATAAATCAAAGATTTGCCCGATTTGATGTTTTTTAAAGACCACTTTCAAGAGTTCAATATATTTTTCAATACTAATCGGTAATCCACGTAATTTAAGAATGATCAGGGGGAAAATCAAAAAAAAGATAGGCATCATTAATGAAAACAGTGGCGCAGCCATATTATACATACTCAAGCATTGCAAGAATTTCGCATTATGATTTAAAAATTGCAATTTTTCCCATTCAACATAGCTGTATTTCTCAGCAAAGCCTGTTTCAGCTTTTATTTCTTCCCAGATGGTATTGACTTTTTCCTGTCGCTCCGCATTAATCTCTCCGGTTGTTTTTAATTTATGTTTTAATAGTTTCTGGCTGTCTTTTAAAAATGTCGTATCGGGTGTATAATATTTACTCCATAGCTGCATTGTTTTCTCACCAAATATGGTCTCAGGTTTAAACACATATTTGTATAAAGAATGTGCCGGATCAATAGGCAATAATTCTAAATCGTTTATCGTATGCTCTTCTAAGACTGATTTATTTTCTAAATAGGATATCGGTAACTGGAAAATATCATCATTGTTTTTTATTGCTGGTTCTTCTTTCGGGTATAAAACAGAATGTAATAGTTCATTTATCATTTATTTTTATAGAGAAGAATAAGAATAAATTTGAACGTATATGTATTACTGAACGTATATGTATTACTGAACGTATATGTATTACTGAAGATATATGCATCGCAAGCCTATGCATCGCAATCATATTAAATCGCAGCCCAGTTTTCCGTCAATTCAGGTATAGTCGTATGATAGTGTTGCTCGATAATTTTCAATTGACGCATATCACGCGACGTCACAAAATTAATTCCGACACCCTTACGCCCCCACCGACCACTGCGGCCAATACGGTGTAAATAAGTGTGCACACAGTTCGGCAAATCAAAATTGATAACGGTGCTCACTTGTTGCACATCAATACCACGCGCAGTGACATTAGACGAAATCAGGACACGATGTTTTCCATTCTTGAATTCTTCATAGTTACGCAACCGTTCATCCTTCTCCATTCCACTGTGAATTTGACAGACCGGATAATTGTCGCTATTCATCGCCACAAAGAGATCATTGACACGCTTCACACTATTGCAATAAATAATGGATTGGCTCACTGTTAAAGAGCTGTAAATATCTTTTAGCGTGTCGTATTTGACCTCATCATTATCAAGTGCGACGTGATATTGCCGGATGCCTTCCAAAGTCAATTGTTCGTTTTTTACTAATATTTTTACAGGATTACGCATAAATTTATCGGTCAATGTATTCAATTCATTCGGCATAGTCGCACTAAATAAAGCCACTTGAATACTCGTGGGCATATATTGAAAAATATTATAAACTTGGTCTTTAAACCCTGCCGATAATAATTCATCCGCTTCATCAATAATAAGCAGTTTGAAATGGGTTGTGGCCAGTCGCTTACGTTTCAGCATATCGTGGATGCGACCGGGGCACCCAATAACAATCTGTGGTGTTTTATCTCTCAACAATTGAATATTATCATCCGTCGATGTGCCGCCAATCAGGAGTTGAGTGCATAGGTCAGGAAAGAGACCACCAATCGAATCAATAACCTTCTTGGTTTGAATGGATAATTCGCGCGTAGGTGAGAGAATCATCGCTTGTGGAACATTTTTACTCGTATCAATGAGTTCCAATGCACTAATAGAAAAACACGCTGTTTTCCCCGTACCAGATTGGGCTTGTGCAATTACATCTCTCTTCGAAAAAAGAGGGAGAATAGCTTGCCTTTGTATCGGGCTAGGTTTTTCAAATCCATTGGCATAAATACCGCGCAATAATAATGTTTTTGCATTTAAATCTTCCCAATCATTTATTTCTTTCATTTCTTCTCTATTTTCGTCAGACATTATATACTGTTATTATTATGATTATGTTTAAGTATTATTTGAAAAATTGATATAAATATACTTATTTAGTAATAGTAAGCATATATTAAAATGGCTGCTTGTATCGTTTATACACGCAATGATTACGATAGAATTAAGAAAGAAGGATTTGTTTATGCTTTACCACAAGAAACGCTTGATACTATTAAAAAGATTGCGTCAAATGTAGGTGCGCCGGAATACATTAAAACGCCCCATTTTGAAAAACGGACCTATAATAAGCCACGCATTCATATAAAAGAAGTATCCGATTCCGAATGGAATACCATTCGGAATTTTAAAGCGACAGTCATTGAAAAGAAAAAGGGTGTGGAACTATCGATTGATACTATCCGTAAGCATTTGAATAAAATGACGGCGAAAACATATGATACTTTATTGCTGCAAATTTGTGCCGAGATTGATTTGCTGAACGCGGCCGAGCCGATTGACGACGAATTACGTGCCGAATTAAAAAAAATCGGTGATGCTATTTTTGAAATTGCCAGTGGGAATCGCTTTTATTCGGGAATGTATGCGGCTCTTTACAAAGAATTGATGCAGAAGTATACATTTATGCAGCTTATATTGACTGACAAGTTGAATGCCGATGTCCATTTGTTCAATGATTTTGAATATTGTAGTCCCGATAAGGATTATGATAAGTTTTGCAATAACAATAAGACGAATGAGAAACGTAGAGCCTTGGGGCTATTTTATGTCAATTTAATGCTACAGCAAATCATACCTAAATCGACTATTATCGGAATGATTACTGAGTTGCAGACGAATTTGGTTGACTATATCGGAAAAGAGAATAACGCCAATATCGTCGAAGAAATGTCGGAGTTGCTTTTTGCGTTAATCACAATTGGTGCGCCAGAATTGAAAAGCGTAAAAACGGATTGGGACCGAATCATTGCAACTATTACATCGATTAGTGTTATGAAGGCCAAGTCGGCGCCGAGTATTTCCAATAAGACGATTTTCAAGCATATGGATATGCTGATGGAAATAAATAAGAAAAAGTAAAAATGTATTTAAAGTTTTATTTGGATTATTCTAGTAAATGGAAAATATTAATTTTTCTCTCAACGAGATTGAAATTAATAAGTGTGTTAGTGTTAGTGATTCTAATCAAATAGACGATATGCATCTTTTCTTTGGCTGTGATGGCGATGGTGGTGATGATGATGAATATGATATTGAACAATTAAAACTCTATTATAATTCGAATTATACTATAAAAGGCTTGTCGCAAATATTGCAGTATTACGGAGTTCAGAAAAATAAAATGGCGAAAGAAGAAATGATACAAGTTTTATTGTTTTTTGAAACGGACGAAGCGAATAAACCAATAGTGAAAAAGCGAGTGCGTTTATGGCAATATATAAGAGAATTAAAAGCGGATCCTTATTTTAGCAAATATATTCTGTTTTAATTATGTATTTTAATTATGTATTTTAATTATGTATTTTTATTATATAATAAATAATAATTATTTTATATATAATATGGTAAAATCATTATTAGACGATACTGTTAATTACATTGAAAGTCCTGATATTGATATTGATGATTTAGAGCATGATGCAAATTTATATGAAACCGAAATTTATAAAAAGGCTATTGTATTTGCCTTGGGCAAACCCAAATATACCTATATCGATAATAATATTGTGTATTATCCCATCTATTGGGTGGAAAAGGATGAAATCACAATGCAAATTGGTGTTTATGAAATTTTGGCCAGTGACGAAGAAAATATATATGATTCAGAAGGTGATATTGATTTAAATAAATTTCCTAAGCCTCTTTTGTTTGCTTTTGCATACACAAATATAGTAGCAGCACCGAAAGCAGTGCCGAGTGCAAGCGCAGCAGTGCCAAGCGTAGCAGGACCAAGCGTAGCAGGACCAAGCGTAGCAGGACCAAGCGTAGCAGGACCAAGCGTAGCAGGACCAAGCGTAGCAGGACCAAGCGTAGCAGGACCAAGCGCAGCAGGACCAAGCGTAGCAGGACCAAAAACGAAAAAAGCCGACAAATGGATCCAATCATTTATGCATAGTGACCAATACAATATTATTGACACGAAATATGATGGTAATTGTTTTTTTTCTATGGTAAAATTGGCACTCGAGGAAAATGACCAAGACTTTTCTATCGATGAAATGCGTGACTTGTTGGCAGAAGATGCAACCGAAGAAGTCTTTCAAAACTATAAAGAATTATACGACAATTATCAAAAGAATGAAGCAACTATAACCCGAGAGATTAAAAATATTGCGAAACGGCACAGGGATTTAACAGCGACCTTGAAAAAAACCAAAGACCGTAATTTAGTATTGAGTTTTGAAAAACAGTCTGCCGATATTGAAAGAATGCACACAACATTAAAAAAAGATCGTAAAGAAGTGCGTGAAGCATTAGAAGAATATGCTTTTATGAAGGGAATCGATAATCTCTCAATGTTAAAATTAAAAATTAAAACAAGTGACTATTGGGCTGATACGTGGGCTATTTCGACCATTGAACGCGAGTTGAATATAAAAATAATAATCTTTTCCGAATTGAATTATAGAGAGAATGATGAAATCAATGTTTTGCGATGTGGTCAATTAAATGATGTGATTTTGGAAGAACGAGGAATTTTTGAACCTTCTTTTTACATTTTGGCTGCGTATCACGGTGGCTATCATTACCAGATGATTACCTATAACCATTTAAAATCTTTTTCATTTGAAGAATTGCCAGCCGAGATCAAAGACCTCGTTACTGAAAAATGTCTTGAAAAAATTGCGGGGCCTTATAGTCTTATTCCCGAGTTTAAAGATTTTGCATTGAAACAACACGCACTGCAAGTAAAGCATGATGAGCCGATTGTCATATCAAGTGATAAAGAAGAGTCCGCGGCTCCACGTGTCTCTCCAGATCAGCTTGTTCCAGCAGCTCCATTGGAAGAGCTCTCCTCTGATTTATACGACAATGGCACTCTCTTGCGGTTTTATAGTAAATCTGTTGATAAACCCTTACCGGGTAAAGGTGTTGGAGAGATACTCGGACCAGAAGGTGCCGAAGCCTACATAGAACTCGCACGTATTCCCCAATGGCGGAAAAAATTAACGAATTCTTGGCCCGCTGCATTTAAACTTGATAATCATAAATGGCTCACGGTCGAACATTATTACCAAGCTGCCAAATTTAAACGTAAGAATAAAGAATTTTATTTACAATTTTCACTCGATTCTGCTGACTCTTCAATTGCCAAAGATGCGGACTTAGCCAAAGCCGCTGGTGGTAAATCAGGTAAATTTAAAGGTGAAGTAGTAAGGCCAAAGAATGTTATACTTGATGCGGATTTCTACCAAAAAATGCAAGGTGCCAAGTTTTCGCGTGGAGAGATTGAAATGGAAGCAGCGATGCGTGCTAAATTCTCTCAGAACGCGGATTTAAAACAACTTTTATTAGCCACCAAAAAGGCAAAATTAGAACATATTCGCCGTGGTGCACCAGCTGAAGTGTATAATGATTTGATGCGTGTCAGACGAGAACTAAAAGAGATGCTTTAAAATACATATAAAGATTAATTGTATATAATAATAATGACATTCTTTGCCATCGAGTCGATGGGTCAACATAAAAGAAGCATATTTGATTACACAAATGTGCCTGATTTTGGACCAACTTTACCAAATAATCAAATGTGGCCCAAAAAAAATGACAATGGAATTAATTCGCGATTTTTAGCAGCACAACAATTATTAGAACATGAAAAAACGAAGAGTATAAAAAGTGAAAATATTTTACCAATTACCAATGCTACGCCTATAAAAAAAAGAGCTACAAAGGAAAAAATTCCAGCAACTTTAAAAAATATACTATGGCATAACTATTTTAATACATCACTTACTGGACTCTGTCAATGTTGTAAGGTAGAACAAATAAGTAAAGCTATATTTGACGCTGGACATATCATAAGTGAAAAAAATGGAGGAAAAGTTGTTTTAGAAAATCTTAAACCTATTTGTAAATTATGTAATTCATCTATGGGTAAAACTAATATGGATGATTTTATGAAAAAATATGGTATTCAATAATTTATGATATATGATATATATATTATAAATGAACTTCTCTCATGATGCATTAATGAAACCTTTTTTCAATACTTTTGGCCAATGTGAAAAGCCACCACTTAGCAAAGATGATAAAACACTCTTTCAATCGATACTTACCACTCTTTACAATGATATTTATCAAGCCAATTCCACTATTTTTAAAGAAGGTTGCTTTCAAAGCCAAGTGATCGAACAAAAGAGTGACTTCAAACAACCAGAAGGCAAAAATTCACGCTATTTTCCCTCCCATATCCAGAAATATGTGAAGTCGAATGAACAATATCAGCTTATTTTTACTTGTCAAAATGTAAGTCAACGAGAGATTACGATTATCTTCACTTTATTTGAAAAAGAACAATTAAATCAAATAAAATTGTATACACAATATGTGCGAATGATGTATATTTGGCTACATATATGTGGTCAGTATGCAGAAAAATATTGCACCGAGACATTGAATATCTTTATTTACCCCACACCTTTTGTGAAAAAATTACCAACCAATCCGGCGACTGTTATAGGACCTGAACATATTAACACCGCTTTTACGATGGCTTGTGCAACAAATGGTCAAATCATTATTTTTCGCGAAGAAGAATGGTTCAAGGTCTTTATACACGAAACCTTTCATTCGTATGGTTTAGATTTTGCAACACAAGAACATAGTGGATTGAAACATATTTTACGAGAGATTTTCCCTATCGATAGTGATTTTGATATTTACGAAGCATATACAGAAACGTGGGCGCGTATTATCAATTGTGCGTTTTGTAGCTTTAATGCGTTGCCTGATAAGAAAGATAAGAAAAACTTCTTGTTGAATCTGAATTTTTGTTTTGAACTAGAGAGAATGTTTGCGATTTATCAATGCATTAAAATACTGGGGTTTATGGGGTTACGTTATGAAGATTTATATCGGTCGAAAGATGCGAAGGCAACCTATTTGCATAATTTATACAAAGAAAATACCCATGTGTTTGCTTATTATATTATGACGGCTATTTTTTTGAATGATCATCAAGGGTTTATGCTTTGGTGTAAAAAAAACAATACGCGGTTATTAAAGTTTAAAGTGTCATCCGATAGTTTTAAAAGTTTTGAAAATTATATTTCGAGTGTTTATGATTGCATCTCTCTATTAAATAGTTTGGGACAGATGGGAACCTTGAATGCAAAGGTCAATAAATCCAAGAATACAGAATTAATGTCTACCACGCGGATGTCACTTATACACACTATTTAAATATTAAGGTAAATAACCTTAAAACATTTTATTAGTATGATATAACTAGACAAATGCAAAGCGATATACATATGCAAAGCGATATACATATGCAAAGCGATATACATATGCAAAGCGATACAGAAAAGACGCCAATAGAACTCGAAACTACATCTACACCAATCTCTCAGAAAAAAACAAAGAAGAAAGATGATTTTGTTATGCCTAACCGAGAGAATTATAGTATTCTTCTCTCGTTTAATTACACAATCAAACAACTCAAAGAAATAGCCACACACCATAAAATAAAAATAAACAGCACTTTAGTGAAAGCGGATCTTGTGAGTAAAATTTATAATTATTTTAAACACTATGATAATGCTGTGATAATTCAGCGGGCGTGGCGGCTTTTTAAATTGAAGCAATACAATAAATTACGTGGACCTGCTCGATTTAACCGTAAGATTTGTGTCAATGAAACTGATTTTTTCACAATGGATGAAGTGAAAGATATTCCTTATGGCCAATTTTTCAGTTTTCAAGACAGCGACAATATGATTTATGGGTTTGATGTGATGTCTATTTATAATTTATTTCACAAAGGGTTAGATAACAACAGTTTAGACATAAAAGGTCCCGATACCAAAACAAGGAATCCGTATAACCGTAATATCTTGACTAAAAAAATTAAAAAAAATCTCTTGAAACTTATTTGGTTTAGTCGATTTTTCAAGGAAGAGATTAATGTGAATATGGATAATGAAGTAGAGGAAGTGCAAACAATAAACGGCAGATGTATTGCTCTTTTTCACGATATGGATATTTTAGGTAATTATACGAACCCGAATTGGTTTTTGTCATTGAATCACGGATCTCTCGTGCGATTAATTGTAGAATTGAATGATATCTGGTCTTATCGAGCAAATTTAAGCGACATAGTTAAACGAGAAATTTGTCCACAACATCGTGATATGTTATTTAGGGTATTGTATATGTTTGATATTCGGACGGTATCTTTGCCTATTTTACAAGATTTTGTTTTATCGACTATGGAAATGTTAGTTCGCACTGGAATTAATCGAGATAGTCAATGTTTAGGTGCTAATTTTGTTTTATGTGCCTTGACTTTAGTCAATTCAGAGGCGGCAAATGCATTGCCTTGGTTATTTCAATCGGTTCTCTAAAAAATTTTTATATATAAAATATATATAAAAATGAAGAAAGGCGGCAAATCAGCAAATATGTACGTGATGTTTAGTCTCTTGGCTGTATTATTTGTATCGTTGGGTTATTTGGCGATGCAAGGTGGTGGACGTGAAGGTATGCCAAAAGAAGAAGAAGAAAAGGCGAAAGAAGAAGAAGAAAAGGCGAAGGCGATTGCCGGACCCGCAGGTAAATTAGTATTGCCTCCGGCCATTGCCGCTTTGACAAATAAGCAAGGCTTTAGGGGACGAGAAGGAATGGCCCACCCAAAGAAAAAGTAATTGAATAATTTTTAGGCAATTCGTTATTTTCTTTAGCAAATTTAATTTTTATCGATTCTCTTTTATATTATCTAATAGCATCACAAATTAAATAATATAATGCGTTAAATCACTTAAATAAATCTTATTATAGTAGAATATAACAGAATGGCTAAATCATCCAAATCCGAAAGTGCTCCCGCTCAAGTTGCTGCCCCCGCGCAAACCAAGGTTGCTGAGAAGGCGCCTAAGACTCCTAAGGCCGAAAAGGCGCCTAAGGTAGCCGTCGCTGCCTCCCCTGCACCTGAAGTTGTTGCTGTCGCTGAGGCTAAGCCCGTCAAGGCTGCCAAGAAGGCTGTTGTAGTCAAGGTTGAGAAGACGGCTTCTGCTGCCCCTGCTCCTACCCCCGTTGTTGCGGCCTCTACTGAAGGTGCCGCTGAATCGACTGAATCTGTTTCGGTCGCCACTGAGTTCACCGATTTTATGACCAAGCTCCAACAGCTCGGTGCCGTTGTTTCGGCTCTCAAGACCGAGTTCCGCACACTCGAGAAGAAAGCCTCGCGCGAGTTGAAGACGGCTGCCAAGGCCAGCCACAAGCGCAAGCGCAAGACTGGCAACCGTTCCCCTTCCGGCTTCGTCAAGCCTACCCTCATCAGTGATGAGTTGGCTGTCTTTCTTGGTAAGGGTAAGGGCACCCAAATGGCTCGCACGGAAGTGACCCGCGAGATCAACGCCTACATTCGCGCTAACCAGCTGCAGGACAAGACCAACGGTCGTCGTATCAATGCCGACTCTAACTTGGCTCAGCTTCTCAAGCTCGCCAGTGGCGAGGAATTGACTTACTTCAATCTCCAGCGTTATATGAGCCCTCACTTCGCCAAGAGTGTGGCGGTTGCATCGGCTTAAACTTGTTATACTTGTGATACCATAAACGTGTGATACCATAAACGTGTGATACCATAAACGTGTGATATGAAATACATCACTAATAGCCTTACTAGCTCAGCCGGTAGAGCATCAGACTTTTATTATTCGAAGGAAAATAAAAGTAATCTGAGGGTCGAGGGTTCAAGTCCCCCGTAGGGCTTTATTGTATATTTTATCTTGTATAAAATATTCAAATACTTTTCATTTCTTGGTCGGTGGTACAAAAGGGACCAGAGGTCCCACAGTGAATTTTCGCTTGACTTGCGGTTTACTTTTTCCATTTTTTTTAGTTGCATTCAATAATGCGTATTTATACAATGGATATTCTTTTTCGCTCCTATCTTTTTTTTTCGTACCAGAACTTGTGCTTGTCGTTTGTTCTGGCGTTGGGGTCGGGTTCAATGGACTAGAGCCTAACCCTCCTTTTTTGCTACGCTTATGTCGCCGCCGCTTAGATTGGCTACGCTTAGATTGGCTATGCTTAGATTGGCTACGCTTAGATGTTTTCACCGAAATATTGCCCATTATATATAATTATATAGATTTTATTGTCCTTATGATTGAGTTATTACTAATGTGCCCCCTCGATGTCTAGTCGAATGCCGTGGTTTAACTGTATGGCTGCGCTTATGTGTATGGCCACGCTTATGTGTATGGCCACGCTTATGTGTATGGCCATGCCTACGCTTATGGCCACGCTTATGTGTTTGCTTACGGCCGTGTTTTTTTGTGCAAGTCGCATCACCGTGCATATGTGTTGGCGCTGAAGAAGACGTATTACCCATTGTATATATATATTAAACGCAAAAAAAATTGATTTAATTAATTTTGCAAAAAATTGATTTAAACATTTCACAATGTAATTAAGTAACAACCAAGCAACTAAAATGAGTTCAACTACCCAATCCGCTGAAAACTGCATTGCCAATGGCCTCACCTTTAACCTCGCCGATATTGATATCACGGCGCCTAAATTAAATAAGTCTGGCGGCAAGAGCGCCAATATCTTATACCGGCCTTCCAAGAAGGGTGTCTATATTAATATGCAAGTGCCAATGCTAACTTGGGGTGCCTCGTGTTTTAAGGACCCGCAAAGTGGCAAGGAAACCTATGATATGTCGATCCAGTTTCCACGCAAAGATTATAGCACTCCGGATACCGACACGCTCTTGGCCAAGTTTCAAGAATTAGAAAAGTATATTAAGAGTGAAGCCGTGCGGAATTCAATGGCTTGGTTTAACAAGAAGACGATGACGCCTGAAGTGATTGAAGCGCTTTGGACGCCAATGTTGAAGTATACCAAGGATCAACAAACGGGTGAAGCCGATATGACCAAGGCGCCGACCTTGAAAGTAAAGCTGCCGTGCTGGGAGGGCAAGTTTAATTGCGAAATTTATGACCCCCAAGGCACGATGCTTTACCCCGATGAAAGTTCGGCCTCATCGCCTCTCGAGCTTATTCCTAAGGGTGTGAATATTGTCGCGATTATTCAATGCGGTGGTCTCTGGTTTGCCAATGGTAAGTTTGGCTGCACGTGGCGCCTCTTTCAAGCAGTTGTTCAGCCCAAGCCATCGATGAAGGGCAAGTGCTTGATTAGTGTATCACCCGCGGCCAAGACAGTTTTAGTCGCAGCTTCTGCAGCAAATGAAACAGGTATGGTAATTGAAGACGATGACAGCGAGTGTGAAGCCGAGCCTGAATTCGAAGCGCCCCCAGTAAAAGCACCTCAACCAACGAAACCAGTTCCAGTGCCTGCTGCAAAAGTAGCGCCGACTATTCCATTGCCTCAGCCTCCTCAAGTAGTTGCAGAGCCTGAACCTGAGCCTGCAGTAGTAGTTGCTCCGGTCGAAGTCGCGCCTGCAGCTGCTACAATCGCAGTAAAGAAGAAGGTCGTCCGCAAGAAGGAATAAACAAATAAAAAATGATGCTGTAAATAAAAAAGAATAAACTATTTTTTATTTACGTTCTATTTGGTATATTTATTAAAGTAAATATATTAAATGAATTATGGACAAAAATTGCAAATAAAAGATGTGGCCTTAATGAAAGATCTCTGCCAAACCTGTAATGAAGATTACACCGCGCATTCTTTTAACTATATTTCAAATACTTTAGAAGGCGGTGATCTTTTTTATACAAAAATTTCAAATGCCAGTAAATACGATGATACCGATGGAATAGTTAAACATTGCACGAATTATCTCGATTATAAAAAGCCTTTAAAATGGTCGTGGGTTATTGATTTTTCCGAATTTGGTCTTAAACACACGCTAGGAATAAACACCGGCATTAAGTTATCGCGTTTGGTTAATCGAATTGGTCGCTTAAACTATTTTATTGCAATTAATACAAATACTTTTGTTGAACAGATGCTGAAAATAATTAAATTAACTTTAAATAAAGAGTATCACGATTGCCTTCGCATTATACACACTGGTGATGAATTTAAAGGGGATATCGGAGTTCTGTTGAAAGAGATGCTGGCTTCAAACAATGCTTTTGCAAAGATCTAAGCTATACATTGGACCTTCATCGTCAAATAAACAATGAAATTTTCAAAATGATAAATAGGGCGATAATTATTGTTGTAATACTGTAAAAAGGTATAGATTTTAATCAATATATCAGTCATATCTTCTGATTTTATTTTTTGTAAGGCAATTAGCTTATTCAGAATAAACCAAACACATTCGTATGAATCTAAATTATAGATAAAGATATCGTAGAGATGTTCACGCATATGATAAAAATTGATCTCTTTGGTATTGCAAATAAAATCTACTAACCGATTGCATATAATTTCATTCGAGTTCATCAATTGGTCTAATGTTAGATGTATATTTTTGATATTGGTAATCTCGTGTAGTTGGATTGTTTTTTTTAATTTCAGCTTCAAACACTTGTTATACGTATTGCGTGTTGGCCTGGGTACCTTTATCAAATGACAACAATTGACAATATTATCAGGTATAAAACTTAATTCTTCAGTAATAATAATAAATTTCAAATCAATGTTCGCTGTATTTAAAGACTGCATATAACTATAAAAGATGTCTAAGAGTTCACTATGAATTTCGTGGAAATATTTGCATACAATGATGCCGGATTTTTCAGCCTTGGCTAAGAGAATATCGACAATCTGGTTATAGACTTCATTCCATAGCATCTTCGAGTGGCAGCCGATGAGCGACATATCAATTTCATAATGGATATCACTGATTTTGAAAAAATAAATATTTTTATTATAAGCCACACTTAACTTTTTCTCGTATTTTAATTCAGATGGGCTATATTTTTTAATCGCAGCTAACATCTGTGTATATTTGCCAACGCCTTTCGGGCCATAAAAGATGAGGTTTTTTAATTGGGCCAGCTTGGGTGGGAATTTTTTATAAGATAAAGCCAATGACGGATGTAATGAATTTTCCTGATGAGCATTCAAATAATGATCAAAATGTGTTTCGGGTAATTTCATTTAATTAGTTATAAAATAATGTCTTTATTTCATCATATATAAATATAACATATATACATATATAATGACAACGGAAATAATTGATCTAATTGAGAGATTCAAATTGTATCGCCATTCGCATCCAAATTTATCCCAGTGCTGGATTTCTTACCTAGGACTGAAAAAAAGGCACTACGAGAAGAAAATGATTGACCAGTGTAATTCTGTATTGGCGGTATTGGAAAATGGATATAGTGATTGGTCGGAGAATGATATTTTGCGGGTTTTATTATATAAACGAAGCTTACAAGCTTAAAAACATTTTAATAATGCATATAATGTATATTGTATTAGGCATTGATGATTTTAACATTAATAGCATTTTTTACCAAGAAAAAGTAAAAAATACAGTGATGGACAATAGCAATTTTTTAAGAGTCAATTATTCGAATGAACTCTTTGTCTTAAATGGCATTTTTATTAAATTCAATTTGCAATTAAATATGATCGAGAAATCTTTCAATAAATATAAATGTTTATTTGATACTAAAACGCATAATGATATCATCGTTAAATTCTCGGCGATTGAGAGATATATGATGGACAAACATAATTCTACAATGAAAACGCCAATTTACCGCATCGCCGAGCAATTAAACAGTGGGTTTTTAAAAATTTTCAATGAAGCAGAGTGTAAAGAAAATAATGATTTTATTCTGAAAATTTACGGTATTTGGGAGACGGATTGTGAGTATGGGTTGACATATAAGTTCATCAACATTTGAGGGGTGCCCCCTCACACTCCCCCTAGGCGGAGTTAGGGATGGCGGATGCATTAAGTGAATCGGTCAATTGCATCCGCTTACCCCCGCTCGGCGAATGGGCGGAGTTAGGGATGGCGGATGCATTAAGTGAATCGGTCAATT